ATTCAGACGATCAGGATTTGCATCATCTAAATCGATATAAACATCTTCAGGTTCAGCGTCAATATCGTATTTATCTTTGCCGCCAAATCTGTCAATAATCTTCTGTTTCCGTGCTTCTTCTTTATCGAATGCTTCCTCTGTTTCGGCAATATCCCCAAATCTAAGTGGTCCCAACAAAAACCCATCATCTTCCTGCACCGAAAGATCTTCCTGTACCGCAAGATCAGAAGGTTCTTTTTCAACCCGTTCCTTTTTCATCTTGTCTTCTTCGATCTGGTCTGACACTTCGTCCCAAAGTTTTTGCGAATCTGGATCAAGAAAACCAAGCAGACCCCCGTCCTCGTTGTCTGCACCCCCCAACATGATGTCCATGAATTCTTCCAACCGGTCATTCATATCCAGATCCTGCGCTCGGTCACCGATTTGGGATTTAACCCCCCGCTCATTCACGACTTCAAGGTATTCCCTTAGCGTTAAGGGTTTGACCTGAAAAGGAGTACCCCTGCCAGTAAATCGTCGCCCTCCGCTGGTAAATAACTGTTTACTCAAATTTGCACGATAATCCCTATAATCCATTGCAAGAATCATGGCGCCCATTGACCCCACGGTTTCGTTTTTAAACTCTAGCGACTGCAACCTTCCTATCTGTTGGGCCAACTTCTGCTGATTAGTCCATTCCTTTTTATCGGCTACCGGGTTGGAAGGAATAAAATCAAAAACACCTTCATGTAAGTGATTGACATTCAGGTCTGAGTCGATTCTTCGCTTTTCGCTTTCGACCAGACGATTAAGCCAATATGTAAACTTTTCGGTGCGCATCCAAACAAATTTTTCGCCATCTTCATCTTCACCGAAGGGTTCAGCCCATCGAGTCTGATCCTCCACATACATTTCCCATAGATAATCAGGAACTCCGGAGGGTCGATCTTCATCGGTTGGCTGCCTTGGCGGAGATAATTTTTCTTCGTATTTAGCATCTTCGTCAAACTCTAGAACCAATTTTTCGTTCGGGTCATCAAGATCTAAATACCGATCAGCCGGATCCGGGTTAAAGCCGTCAAACATTCCCATATCTTCAAATGCTTCAGGAACGAGATCCCTAAAAACTTTTTCGGCTTCATCGAGTTCGTCGGGAGAAAAAGTAATTGGGCCAGACACATATTGACCGTCTTTAATCCCCACTTCGTAATCTTCACCCCCGTCTACCTCGTCATTCCCCAATCCGGCCTCTTCACGCTCCGCTAACTCGATCTGCCTTTCAACATCTTCTGACACCCGATCCAGCCATGCCATGACGCCTCGGATTCCCTCATCCAATGGCTTTTCGTCAACCGTTTCAATATCTTGCCGGGCCGAAAGTCGATCATCAAGGTAATCAGCAATCATATTTTGATAGTAAGCAATCGAGTAGTCGACGCTTCGGGCTACATCTGGTTCAAATCCAAGGCCGCGTTCTGTAAGAGATCTCTGAGTGTAGTTATCAACGTCATTGGCTAACGCCATACCCTGCTGAGACCGCTCACGAAGTTCGCGAATGTACTCTTTCAAACGTTCATCTGGCGCTTCAGCAAGACCATCAAGTTCATCGTCGCTAAGTTGCGCCGCCCGAAGCCTGTAACGAACAAAACTTTGATCTTCTGGATCGGACAGAGTGCTGGGGCCATAGCCATCGGCTGGCATGCTCGCCTCAAAAGGAAGAGGCTCTTGCTGCTCTTTCAAATTTTCACGATCAGCCTCCTCACGAGCAATACGACGTTCTTCCGCCTCTCGCTCGGACTGCTCCCGGTCTTCACGCATTTGCTGCTCTAAGCCATCAAACATTTCTTCCAAGTCCCTGATAACAGCATCAGGCGACTCAGTGTTTTCCTCACCCAACATCTCGTTAAACATCGCTTCCAAGTCAGAAAGCAAATCCTCAGCAGAGTCTTCATTACTATCGGGGTCGACATCAGTCGGTACATCTTCTCCAGAATCACCATCTGGCCGAATCATCCCAACAGTTTCACCAATAGTTCCCGCCTCACTCCGCTGATAAGAAGGAACGTAATCAACGGCATTCCCATCCGCATCAATTACACGGTTAGTTTTTGCGCGATAAGAAGAAATACGGCCTGCACGAATTTCGATACCATCAGCATCAATGATGCGAGTTCCCGCAGGACGCTCCCACGCAGTCCCCTCCTGCACGATGCCATCATTATCGCCATCCCTCGCCTCAGGATCATACGGTTCATCCTTGACGGGCCAACCCTTACCGCCGAGACCGACTTTACGCCCATACTTTTCAGCACGCTGCTGGGCAGTCAAAGGAAAAATTGAGTCAGAAAAAATTGTAGTGTTTTTTTCCCTTTGCCGATGAAGCAACTCATCCGACGATGGTTCGCTAAACAAATGAGGTTGCGCGACGGGGGCAACTAGGGTTTGAGCAAAATCAACAACCTGACCCGTAGCGGCCGCAGTCGTAAGAACCTTGGCAGACTTCAAGCGAATACGAATAGAGGTCTCGCTCTGAGGACTTTTCTTTTGCTCAATTAAAGGATCGTTGAATAATCCTTTGAGTTGACTACGAGAAAATCCCCAGAAATTCATTTTGTTTCAACTTCAGAAAAATTCACTAGCGCTTTCTGAAGAGCAGCCTCAGCATCTCGACTGACAAAATCAAAACGAATGCCGTCCTCATCAATTTCAGCATCAAGATCATAGAAGTCGACGATCGGATCAATGGTCTCGCGAAGATCAAACAACTGAGACCGTGGAGCCTCAATGACAACAGCGTTCTCTTTACGCTGTATTCGCGCTTGAGCGCTGTCATTGCCAATTACTTCAGTCAAAAGTTGAATGGCCTGTGTGATCTTTTCGGCATTTCGAGAATTCAGGCTACGCCCAACTTTAGCCTTCAAAGCCTCAAGGCTTTCCTCGATGGACTTAGGCATATCCATGCATGAGCCTTTGCCTCCGGCACCACTGCAGCCGCAGCCGCAGCCATCAGGCTTCTTCGCAGTCACACCCTCTGGAGCGTTATCTGGCATTACCCAATCATGCTCGATTTCATTTTCATCATCATCGTCGCCATAATGACCCCAGTTTTTTTCGTCGCTCAGATACTCCATGAATTCTTTTTCTTGCTCGACGAAGTCATTGAGAACTTTATTGGCATACGCGATATCGGCGTCAGTAACTACATCTTCTTCATCGTCGTCGAAAGGATCGGGCATGCCTTTCTTTTTGCCAGTATTTGGCTTCAACGCTTCAAGACGATCATTGAATTCGGCATCAGAGATCAAAGAACCCCTAACAACGCCACGCAACTTGCGACGACAATTCTTCATACCCGGATGATGGCAACCCTCGTTGGGCCAAAGACCGGTTGTCTCGTGGTGTAGCCACGCACAGATGTTTGCAAGTGGGTACAACTCAGGGTGATCGGCAAGGATCACAAGGCATCGACGGAACCCACCGGGTTTCCGCATAATCGGACGCCAGTATCGGAGAAGCCGCTCAAGGTTTCCTCGACGTGGCCCGCGTCCTCGAAGGACATCGCCGGTAAACCGCTCTTGCGGGATGGCGTCGACCGGTGTCGGAGCCTTAATTTCAGGCCCTTTGAAAGAACTTGAAATGTCTCCGGAATAAACTTGGCCGTCCCCTTCTCCGTCGATTGGAAGGTAAACGGTTTCTGCTCGAACGCGCTCGGGCCTGCTGAGCATGATCTGGCCTCGTTCGGCGTGCCACCCTGTTCGCATGGTGATTGGTGTTTCGTCCTCACCCATTACGTCAAAGATGACGACGTTTCGTTCTACGGCTCGAATTCGGACAGGGGTTCGCATTTCGTTGGCAAGAGCGCGAGCAAGGACGGCATTACGTCCCATCGCAGCGTTGGCCAGAATTTCTTCTACTTCTTCTTCCGAGTCGTCATATTGAGACTGATAGGAGCCGCCATATGACTCTTCATTTTCAGATTCAGCATTTGCGATTAGCGCTTGTTGCATTGCTTGGATCATTGCTGCTTCGTCGCGTACGCCGTGGCCCTTCTCTTCTGATTCTTCTTCGGAAGAGGATTCGGTTACAGGACCTCCGCCAATCCATGCGTCACATGTTCGGGCCGAAGCACATTTGAAATCAAATGATTCGCAGTATCCAAGATCGCCAGCCTCAATGACATCCATTGCGTCCTGACTGCCCGTAAGTCCGCCCCCGGCAGCGAGACCACCTTTGATGCAGTCAAGCATTTCTGGAGTTTTAATGAATGCTGCACAATTTCCGCAAGTCTGCTTACGAGCCTCTTCAGGGCTGACATCCCAACGGCGACCCTTTGATGACCAAAAGTTGGTATTTGCTTCAGCCGGATTCAACGGGCCGTAACCGGCAGTGTCGATAGCATTCTGTCGGTTTGTCAGATTTACTTGAACACTTTGCGTCGCGGGCGGGCATTCTTGTGCGGCTTTACTCGACGTCTTTTCTGCTAGACGCTTCATTTCGTCGCGAACCACTTTCTTCATGTGGGCTTCGCCCCTGCTGCCAATCGCCAGCCACTTGATTTGAGCGATTACGCCGGGAAGACGGAAGTCTCCCTCGTGGCGCGCCACCCAAGCCTCCCTTAGTTCGAGAGCGGCGACCTGCGAAGGAGTTTTTGCCACTCCGCCCTGTTCTGCAATCCGAGTCAGAATTGTGTATTGGTCGTCGCCCTTGATGTTGCCCCCAGCGTCCCAAATCTTTGGATGCTCCTTTTTGATCATTTCAGCAAAAGTGCGATCAAACATGGGCCATTTTGATTTTTTAAACGAGGAGATTTCATCATCATCGTTTGCCTCATCTGACTTGATCGAAATCGTTGCAGTGAGTTGATTGGCTCCATGTAGAACTGGACTTACTTCATACAGTTCTACTTCTTTCAACAAGTTGGCTTGCCGAGCGTTGTCATAGACGGCGTCAAGAGTTTTATAGCCAATTGACCATTCTTGTTCTGTCCCAAAAAAGGCAATGTTGGCGAATGCTTCCCGCCCTCGCTCTGCTTTTAGATTGAATTGAACCTTAGCGAACAGGCCACCAATGCCCGCGGAGCGCATTTTCTCAGGAAGGCGGCGATCGCTCGATGGGACTTCGTAGATTTCAAGAACTTTCCCGATGGGCTGATTCCAATCGTGGCCCCACACAACTCGCGGCTTGCGGCGCTGGAGGCTCGCTGTAAATGCGCCCGGTAGAACAATGTCGCCGACGGAGTCTTTATTGCCGACTCCAGCGACAAAACATTCAACAATGCCTTCGGCTTCGTCGATATTGATTTGACCGGGCATGGCTTTGGTTTCAAAGAGGTCCATCGAAAGTCCTGTCGAAGAGATTTGTTCTAAGATTAGAACACTCCATAGCCATGTACGGAAAGGTTTCTGTATTCAATGCGTGGTGAATAAAGAAACTATTTACTTAAACTCTGCTCAGATCTCCACTTCCGCATGTTGTAAAAGTTCATCGTCCACCACATAAAGGACATTGCGATGAAGCCCGGTTTCCCGTAAATCAGGCTGTAGATGAACCAAGGGATCGAATGCAGGAGGACGATCCCCCATCCCCACCAAATCTTTTTACCAATGAACCACATTCCAGTGATTCCGGCAACCTCAAAGACGAAAAGGACCCACGTCCAAATGGTTTCTGCACTCACATTTTAACATTAGTTGTCAGAGCCAGCGCATCTTGCAACGACAGTTAATTGTGAGGTGTGGTGGGGCAAGTGGGTCTCCGGGGAACCGGAGGGAAAAGCCCTCGACCTCAAAGGGTTCACCAAGAGTTTTGGTCTGGCCGTCAAGGATTCGATGATCGATTCTGACCTTGTCATCATTTTTTGCGACCCATTGCTTGCGGAAGGTCATGACTGATGGCCGGTCGGGTTGGTCCTGTGACTGACGCTGGGCAGACACCGCTGCTAGGTAGTTTCCAGCATTAAATGCCGTACCTGCTTCCATGTCGGCAATAACTCGGCGGCGGCGTCCGAGAAGTTCAGCAAAGATTGCGCCAAGAGCCGTTCGAAGAATGGAGGCTTTTTCTTCGGGTGAAAGAGTGGGCATGATTGAAACGACAAGGATTGCGGCAAGAATTTCTTCTTTTGTTGTGTCGTTGATTTTGTGCATTCGCTGCATCTGCTCGTCAAGATATTTGGAGAATTCTTGTTTTTCGAGTTCCTGACTACCGTCATTCGGGCCAGCATATTCAGCGGCTTCACCAACAACAGCAGCAAGAACAGGACGCAAATCTTCGTCCATCTGCTTGTTCCAAACCGCCAAATCGAAAACCGAATCCACAGGCAAATCGCCAGATTCAAGCGAACGTCGGGCTTTAGCCCCTGAAGCCTTTTCAAGAACAACTCGCTGCTGTCGCTCGAACAAGCGTTCGAGGGATCTATCTAAAATTGCTGTCCAACGCTCAACAGTTTGAGCAGATTTAACTTCCCACTCGTCCGGCTCGGATTTATCTTGAAGAGACTTAAATTCCATCGGATTCGTGGCTAACGCCGCTTGCTGTGCTGGGGTTGGTTCTGACGGAACTTCGACCCCTCCAGCCACGGGAGCCTGCTGGGGCAAGCCTTCAACGGGAGGAACTCCGGGGACAGGAGGTTCGGCAGGAACCGCAGGCTCGGTTCCGGCATCAAGGCCGGGAGGCGGCTGAGGTGGACCTGCGTTAATCATGTCAACGGGGGTTGGCTGAGTATTAAATGGTTTTTCCGTATTGCCAATCGGGGTTAGGTTTGGATTGGCAAGCATCGAGTCCATAAGTTCAGACTCGACAGTCTTTCGGCCCGTACCGGCTCGATACTCGTTTCCAGAAATCAGGCCTGATCCAAACTCGTCAAGGAGATATCGCTCTCGTTCTTGTTTTGCAACGATAAGAATGGGAACTGAAGAAGTATCAAAATCAACGTAACGATCAGCGTCCAACTCATCTAAAGACCTAGCCAAAACTTCCAAATGAGGTTGCATGGTTTCCATCCAGAAAACCCGCAACTCTTCAGCAGCGTTCGAAAAAGTCCTGCCAGACGCATTTCCAATTACCGACTCCGGAACACCAAAAGCAGCAAGGATCTCTTCTTTGGTGATCTTGCGCATCTCGACATAAGCGGCATCTCGTGGATTCGCCGAAGTGTCAACAAAGTCAACACCGTCGTCTGAAGCAATAACTGAAGTTTGTCCAGTCCTGTTGAGGTTTCCTCGGAACCGTGAACGCAATTCTTCCTTGTCGTCCTCGTCCATTTCTCCCCGAATAACAAGCAAACCACCGGGTCGGCCGTCATTCAATAGGAAATTTCTATTGTAAATCTTTGCAAGGTTTTCAATTTCAATAGCAACCCCCGCAGTTTCCATGGGGGTAAGCGAGAGATAGGGATCCAGAGGATGGGGGCGCCTTACCCAGATAACGTCCTCCGGACGAACGATTTTTTTCAATCCAGTTGGCATCAATACTTCATAGCCAGACACGAATTTACGGGCATCTGGGATCGGGCGAGTGTGCTGCGGTGGCAGTAGGTGTAGTGCCGCGATATCCCCGTTACGGCTACGAACCTTTTCGATAAAAACGCCACGGGTCGACATCAGGAGTTGCGAAGAGAGGCGAAATCGAAATACAAAAGAATTTTCGCCATCATTTGACTTGCTGTTAAGGATATTCAGCAATTCGTCTTTGCCGCTAATGACTTCGCCGCTTGGCGAGTTGTCTTTGCGGAGAATCATGGGAAGTCGCGCTTGATTGCCAGCAATGGCGTCGATGCAGCGAAAAACCCATGTTACTTTTTGTACACCTTCTCGATACGCCCGCTCAATATCCCAAGAGTCACTGTAACCCTTGCCAGCAACTGCCGGATTCAAAGAAACTGGCGCTCCCAGCCCAAGAGCGCTCTTTTGAGATTCCTGTTGTATTGCCTTAATCTCGGTTTTATTCCAAGCCATTAGTCAGATCCCAACAGTAACGCGTAGAGTCCACTGGTCACTCCAAGTGTAATGAAGCCAGCAGGTGGAAAAATTAAGAAAGCACCAACTGTATTACATACTACAAACAACAGCATAAACGCATATGCAGCAAATTCCCGCGTCCTGTACCTTGGAGGCAACGAGAATCTTTGCTTTTCTTCACCTTCAGGCACAATAACAACCTATTCTTTCGTCGTATATTGATATTACAGCGAAATCGAAACGAAATTGAGCGACAAAAATGACTGACTGGACCAAGGTACTTGAATATCTGCAGCCCAAAGAACCTCCGTATTGTCCAGAAGCCCCATCTTTAACTCAGAAAGTGTTTTTGCGCACATACTCGATTGAAGCCCTCTTTGGCGGTGCTGCGGGTGGAGGAAAATCTAGCGCACTTCTCATGTCAGCGCTTCAGTATGTCGATGTCCCCGGATATTCGGCGATTCTTTTCCGTAAAACCTTCGCTGACCTCTCCCTCCCCGGCGCCCTAATGGACAGAGCCAAGGACTGGCTTGGACCAAATGACGAGATTCATTGGAACGCCAACTCGTATGTGTTTACATTTCCCTCAGGAGCGCGGTTGTCTTTCGGTTATTTGAACAACTCAAATGATTATTTGAGGTACAAGGGTGCTGAATTCCAGTTCATCGGAATGGACGAGGTCACTGAAATTCGCGAAAACGACTATCGCTATTTGTTCTCCCGTCTCCGACGCCCGGCATCGGGTCCATTGGCTCAAGTTCCCCTGCGCATGCGAGCAGCATCAAACCCGGCACCCAATTGGGTCCGGCAGAGGTTCATTGTTGAAGGACATGAACAAAATCGAGTTTTCGTTCCTTCCAAGTTGACCGACAATCCGGGGATCGACGCAGACTCCTACCGTCAAGCCCTTTCAGCCCTAGACCCCGTGGAACGACGTCGGCTTGAATCCGGCGACTGGTGGGCTACAACCCTTGGGTCAATGTTTAATCGGGAGTCATTTGTCATCATTGACCCCATGGATGTGCCAGAAGTCACATCTTCCGCTCGCGCAGTTCGGTTCTGGGATATGGCCGCAACCGAGCCTCACCACGGAAACCCCGACCCCGACTGGACCGTAGGCACACTCATGCTATTTGACCAAGGCATCGCTTATGTTTTGGACATCAAAAAAGCAAGAGTCAAATCCGACAAAGTTGAACAATTGATTGCCCAAACTGCTGTTGAAGATGGCCACGAAGTTGCAATTCGCATGGAACAGGAACCCGGTTCTGCTGGGAAAGCAATCCTTGATCAGTATGCACGGTATGTTGTGCCGGGATATAACTTTTCCGGAATCCGAGCGACCGGCGATAAGGCCATGAGGGCACAACCGTTTGCTGCAGCCGTGGCTAATGGAAACGTTCGGCTCTTGCGTACACCTTGGCTATCAGATTTTTTGGATGAATTCTCATCATTTCCAGAAGCCTGCAATCATGACGATCAAGTTGACGCGACTGTAGGAGCATTTACATTTCTCACCGGACTGGGGTTGCCTCAGCGCAAACGAGCCTCTATCATCGTATAAGTACTGTTACCGTAAGGAGAAAATATGAGTTATCAACCACCCGATTGGGTTGGGGCTTTTCAGCAAGCGTTGCTTGATCTTGACGAAAAAGTGACTGAATGCTCAAAGGCAAATCTGACTCCAGAAGAAGCCTGTTCGTTACTCCTAGAACTAAACCGATGCAAAGCGGACTTTGGTCTCATCTATGACGGCTTATCGAGCATTGTTTCAGAAATCATGGCAAGTGAAAGTGAAATCTTGCTAGACGACGGCGCAAAAGTCGAGAAACGCTGGTCGAACCAGCGCACTGGCTGGCAACACAAGGACCTTGCGTCAGTAGTGGCGCAAAAGATTATGAACATGGCAGTGGATATGGACACTGGCGAAGTCGTCATGTCCCAACAAGAAATGATCGAAAACGTCCTCAACTATGTACAGCCGTCGTATTGGCGTATTAAAGAACTTCAAAACATTGGAATCAATCCCGACAATTACTGCCAAGTCGGAGAAACCAAAACTTCAATCATCGTCAGGAAGGCGCAAAGCAAGTGACATCGATGTATCAGCAACTTTCAGAGCCGTTTCCACAGGAAATGGAAAGGAGCGTGTCCAAGGGAGGTCGCGCCCTTACTTACATCCCCATTTCGGAAGTCATCGCTCGACTCAATAAAGTTCTTGGCGTTGAAAACTGGTCATCAGAAATTGTTTCATGTGGTCGCGATCAGCATGACCCACATTGGGTAATTGCCCATGTCCGCGTTACGGCACGAATCGGCGACGAAGTTATCTCTAAGGACGGGATCGGTGGACAGCAAGTCAAAATGACTAAGGCGGGTCAAATCCTTGACCTCGGAGACGAATTCAAGGGTGCCATGTCTGATGCGCTCAAGAAGGCTGTGCAGCAACTGGGCGTTGGACTTTATCTTGCGCGCGACGTTGAGGCTTTGGAAATTGAAGAAGCAATGTCTGCGCCAACACCAGATCCAATTAATCCAGCGATCGAAGAAGCATTCAACACGATCAAAGAACTGCGTTCAACAATGAGCGAGGAACATGCCATCGCTTTGGAAGCATTCTGGGTTGAATACTCGGGAGGTCGCCCAAAACCAACTAAGACAACTGCGCAAATGGCAGATCTTGAGTCCATCATTGGGGAGTGCATCCGTTTGACAGTTGGCGGTTCATTTGTCGAACAGGAAGAACCTGAAGTTGCGCCTAAGCGCAGGACTCCGGCCAAGAAGTCATGATCCAAGCCCCCGACTATCTATCGCCATCTTCAATTGGTACTTTTCAAACCTGCCCGTTGAAGTTCAAGTTCAGCCGTATCGACAGAATTATTGACCCCCCAACCGAAGCGACGGTGCTGGGCAATTTTGTTCACACAGCGCTTGAAGGTCTTTTTGCTTTACCTGCAGAAGATCGAACTCTTGCGTCTGCTCGAACCGTTATGCGCGAGGTTTGGGAACAAGAGTGGGGAGAGCAGGCAGTTCTTGTGTTGAACAGGGACCGAGAAGCAATACGCACATTCCGCTGGAAGGCGTGGTGGTGCATCGAGAACTATTTCAAACTAGAAGACCCCACGGCGTTTGATCCCGCCGGAATCGAAACTGGCCTTGATGGTCATGTCGGTCGAGCGCGAGTCAAAGGTTTTATTGATAGGTGGGAAGTCGATAGCAACTTGCAAATTACGATTTCCGACTACAAGACAGGAAAGACTCCAAGACCGCAATGGGCTGGTGATAAATTTCAGCAGTTGTTTATTTATGCGGTTCTACTGCGCGCTGAAACCAGCATTGAAGTTTCACAGGTCAGTCTGCTCTATTTGAAGGATGGGACCGTATTAAGCCGACCCGTAACCGAGGAAAATCTTGCCGAGGTGACCGAAGAAGTCGAATCCGTTTATGACTCAGTGGCTGCTTATTGCGAGGCTGGAGAATTCCCTGCGAAAAAAAACAAACTTTGCGACTGGTGTTCATACAAAAAAATGTGCCCGATTTGGACAAAAGGTAATTCTAAATGAACGATGATACTTTTGCTCGTCTTGTTGCTGAAGAAGTAAAAAACCGTGTGACGGCGTCACAAACCGACTATTTGCGGTTGCCTGAAAATTGGGATCGGTGGAAGCGTGCATTAATAGTCTTAAATGGCAACCTTGATGCACAACTTGAGGCCCTTGCTAAGAATCATTCCGAAGACGAAGACCGTTACAAGGACATGGGTCCGGAAGGTCTTACTTTTTTAGCCGAATCTTTGGCTGACATCGAAGGTAGACAAAAAAAGATTTCTCGATTTCAGTTTCACGTTTTGTCACGGCTAGATGAAGTCACAAAAATGATTGCGCTCGGCGATGACAGCAACGACGATCGTTTTGCTGCAGTGGAATTTCTTCGTAAAGCCATTGAGCGACACAAAAGCCTGATGGAAGAACTGGATTTGGAGCCGACTCAAGTTGATGTTGCGCTTTGGTCTGCACTTGATGGCAAATGGGATTTTGATTCCCTCAACTACGACGACCTCTACGTCTCGTGAAAATCGGATTTGCATCTACCGACTGGTCTCATACCGTAAAAGATGACCGTGGTCATCCGGTGTGGGGAGGTGCAGGCTGGGCGCGTCTTGGCCAGTACGAGGATCTACTGCCCTTCGACGTAGTTGTCGGTCCCTTGGCTTTCCATAAGGGAATCTTTGGTGTATCTGATTGGGACAAACAAAATCACTTTAATTGCGACATAATTTATATGCAACGAGTCATGTTTGAAGATGTGCCAGAACGCATTATGGAAGCAAGAGCAAACGGGCAAATCATCATCAACGACTTAGATGACTGGTACTGGGGTCTTTCGCCATCTAACGGAGCGTGGGCTGCAAGTCACCCCAAAAACAATCCGAGTGAAAATATCAATCACTACAAACGATGCCTTGCTGCTTCCACTGTAGTTACGGTTTCGACCCCTTACCTTGCAGAGCGCATCTCAAAATGGGTTTCTAGGCCGATTGTGTTGATTCCCAACTTTGTTGATACAAACAAGTTTTCGCTTCGTGAACAATCTGATGCTGAATCCCCAATTGTCGGGTGGGTCGGATCTACTGGTCATCGCTCTGGGGACTTGGAGACAATGCGAGGGATCCTTGGGCCAATGGCTGATGCTGGAAAGATTCGACTGCACCACTCCGGCCATATTCAGGGCAGAAAATCGTTTGCCGAAGGTATTGGGGTAGATGTGGAAAAAGTGTCCACATTGCCGATGGCTGCACCTAGTGATTATCAAAACTTGTTTCAATTTGATGTTGGTCTTGTTCCGCTAAGTTCAGCGCCATTCAACAATGCTAAAAGCGCCATCAAGGGCTTGGAATACTCCTCTGCTGGCATTCCCTTTATTGCGGCAAATAGTCAGGCATACGTTTCTTTGGCAGAAGAAGGTGTTGGCCTTGTTGCTTCTAAGCCAAAGGAGTGGATTGCGAATATTAATAAACTTCGAGATCCGGATCTTCGGATTGAATTGGGTCGCGAATATCGTCGGATTGTTCAAGAAAAGTATGACGTCTCTATGGGTGCAGCATTGCTGACACGATTTTTTGGGCAGGTGCATAGTGCGTTATAGGTCTAAGAAAAAAGAACGGGAATACCGTGAAAGGCGCCCACTCGTTGAGCGGCTTTTGGGGGAGCGTCCTTTTTGTGAGGCGTGTCCAGTGTTTGCTGAATATGACGAGTTGGTTGTCTATGGCAGGCGACCGTCTCAAGATATTCACGAACTTGTCCGTCGCTCGCAGGGCGGGTCCATTTTGGATGAGTCGAATCTGCTTGCTGTTTGTCGTCCTTGCCATCAACGGATTGGTAATTACCCTCAACTGGCGTTTGATCTTGGTCTTGCTAAACATGGGTGGGAGCAATGATTCCATATTCTGTTGTTGGTTTAGATTTGTCTTTAACGTCGACTGGGATATGCGCAAGGGGTAACCCTGAAGCGATTTCGACTGCTCAAAAGGGTGCTTCTCGGTTGGCGTGGATGCGGACGGTGATTATTGACCGTGTGCGCGAGGTTCCTCGACCGGCGGTTTGCATCGAGGGTTATTCTTTTGGATCTAGAAACTCGCAAGCCCATGCAATCGGCGAGTTGGGTGGAGTAATCAGGGTCGCTCTTTGGGAAAATCAAATTCCGTGGGTTGATATTCCGCCAACATGTCGGGCAAAGTTTGCTACCGGTAAAGGCAATGCCAGTAAAAATGAAGTTGTTTCTTCAATCTCTGCACGAACTGGAATTGTCTGGACAGGCAAAGGTGCAGACGATATGTGCGACGCATGGATTTTGGAGGAAATGGGTCTTGCCCATTTTGGGTTGGCTCGATTCGAATGGCCTCAAATCAATTTGAGCGCACTTGAAAAGATTGATTGGACCCCTTTTTCAGATAACCCTACAAACGAGATGGTGTGAGGAAGTATGAACGCTAAACGACGTAGCCAGCCAATTAGCCAAGTGGAAATAGAGTACGAGTTGCTCAGGCTTACTGACATGCTCGAAGAAGAAACCGAACGTTTTGAAGACCTTGCTCTAGATGCAGCCAAGAAGGAAGCCCAACATAAATCGAATTGGGCAAAGGAATACCTTTCAGCAAAGGGATCAATCAAAGAGCGTGAGGCGTGGGCCGACTACAAAATGGCTGATATCGCTTACGACTACAAAATTGCAGAGGCTCTCGTCAAGGCCAAACGGGAGCGACTTTCTTCACTCCGCACGTCAATTGATGCACTTAGAACTTTGAATGCTAACGTCCGCGCTCAGGTGATGTCATGAAACACAACATCCACGAAGACCTTGCCACGCAGGCCATGCCCCTTGACGATCTGACCCCATGGAACGCGAACCCCCACAAGGGTGACGTTCCAGCGATTATGGCCTCTTATCGCCAGTTTGGACAGATGAAAGCAATTGTCGCTCGCGACAATGAGGACGGAACTTTCACGATTGTCGCTGGCAATCATCAAGCCGAAGCGGCTAAGCGACTTGGATGGACCCACATCGCTGTTACGAAGTTTAAAGGCTCCATGAAAGAGGCCATCGCTTTTGCTCTTGCTGACAATCGAACCACACAACTCGGCACCGATGACCCCGTGTTGTTGCAGGACGCCATCGTTTCCGTCATGGACGAATACCCCGAAATGTTTGATTCCTTAGGCTGGGACGATTTCCAAATGGCGGCAATGGAAGAGCAGGTGGAGTATTTGAATGCTTCTGATCACATGCCATCTGGGTACATCGCTCCGGTATTGATTTCCAACCCGGGAGATGAACTGAACTCAAATCCAGCAGATGTTGTGTCGTCGGATAATGGCGAAAATGAGCAAATTAATGCACCTTCAGGAATGAATACTCTTGATGCTGTAACTCGGGGGTCCTCTGCGGTCGGTGCTGCTGGCGCAAAGGCTGTAGTTCAGTACATGCTCGTCTTTGATAATGCTGAGCAGCAGCGACGATGGTACGACTTTATGCGTTGGCTTCGAACTGACGTTGGGACCGACGGTGAAACTAATGCGGAACGCCTTCTCTGCTTCCTTGACTCTCACGCGGACTTCTGATGACTCGTCAACGCATGTTCCTTGACACTTCTTGTGTAGACGCTGCTCGTGAGCGAATGCGGCATGTCTACGACACTTTTGACACCGTGTGCGTCCAGTTTTCTGGAGGCAAAGATTCCACTGCTGTTCTTTATCTTGCAAAGGAGATTCATGAAGAGCGTGGACTTGGTCCAGTCAAAGTTATTTTTCGCGACGAGGAAATGGTTTCTCCGTCTGTAATCAAATTTGTGGAAGAAGTCCGTCAGTACGACTGGATTGACATGGAGTGGTACTGCTTGCCCCAAGGGCAGGAAGTGTGGGTGCTTGGTCGTCGCGAATATGTTCTCTTGTGGTCAAAGAAGCGAGAAAATGAAGGTCGCCTTATTAGGCAAATTCCTCCTTGGGCGATCCGAGCCGAACATTTCGGTTTGACGGCAGACCAAGTTATTCCGCAGTCCATTGACTACTACACCATGCAGGGAAAGTCTGGCCGAGTTGCATTCATCACTGGGGTTCGTGCAAATGAATCAATGATTCGATACCGGTCCTGCGTTCAGAAACTGCACGAAAATTACATTGTTGTCCCATTTCGGATGAAAAAATCTATACCACTAAGATTTGCGAAGGTCATTTATGACTGGACAACAGATGATGTGTTTAAGTTCGTAGCGGAAGAACACGGTGCTTCTTTCTGCGAGTACTACGACTTGGCGTCTATGACTGGTTCGAACACGCGCGTTGGAATTCCACTGCATGCAGTAGCAATTCGACGGATTGGTGACGTTGTTGCCACGGAGCCTGATTTTTATAATCGGCTTTATGAATGTTTCCCTCAAATCGATGCACAACGCAGGTACTGGTCTGATTTTGATATTGAAACTCTGATTGAGTTTTATGCGTCTCAGGACTGGAAAGGAGTTCGCTCGTGTATCGATCAAAATATGATGACTGAGGGAATAAAGCGAAGGGCAATGGCTTTCGCTTCGGAGTTCCGGAAGAAACATGCAACCGATCCATATTCATATCCAATTAGTTGGCTTATTCGCAATCTTTTACTGAACGAATTTAATATCAGTTCGGTTAATCCCGTTGGCCCTAAAACCCGCGCTCACTCTGTTCGGCTTGCGGCTGCTCAGGCAGAGGCTGAAGCCGACTCACTCGACTTACAGGATGATTTACGATGATTGAAATTGAAATGGTTGAGGGTGGTTCGCTTAAGGCTGCACCATTCAAGTCAACGTTTATTTTAAAACCCGATCAACGGGTGTTGGCTGAATCAATGCTGCTTCACGGGTTCCTGTCGCCAATTGTCGTTCAAAAAAAGTCATCAACAATTATTGATGGTCATGAACGTTGGATGATTGCCGGTAATTTAGAATCATTAGTGAAGCGTTATCGGGGAAAAGTGCCGGTGACTTTCATTGATTGCGATGACATCGACGCCATGTTGCTCCATCTTCAAATGAACAGGGGCCGTGGCGTGCTTTATGCCAAACCCCTGTCCTCCACATTCAAAAAAATTGTCCGATCGGGGAAGTACGGTAAGCAAGACCTCAAGCGCCTGCTTTCCATGACCTCTGACGAAATTGACTTGCTCTTCGATGGGGGCTTGATCAAAACTCGAAAACTTAAGGATCATGTTTATTCTCGCGCATGGATCCCGGTTGAGGCCCCATCTACCAAAACCGCAAAAGGCGCACCTGCGGTCACTATTGAGCGCCCACCAAACGCCGATCGTTGATCCCGCAAGACTGTTTGGTGGGGTATGGTGGTGATGAATGGCATTCCCGATCCATGGAGGTCTAACTAATGCCCACCCCATCTGGATTGCCGGATCGAGAACTTAGCGAAGAAGAACGAGACGAGATGCTTGATCGTCCGTCTTGGTGGCGTCGATTCCTTGCGACAGGACTTAGGTTAGGCGCGCGTGGGGTTCAAGGTGTCCGTCGTGCCCTTACTGGGGCGCGAGGTCGGTCTAACAACTAGCAACAATTGACCTGAGGCACAAAAATGCTTGTAACGATTGATGAACTTACCGCTTACATGGACATTAAGTTCAGCAATCGCCAAACGCGTGCGGCTGGTTACGTTCTTGAGGGTCTGCAGTCCGAACTGGAGTCCTACCTTCGTCGCCCGATTGAACTCGGTACGTTTACAGAGACCCACATCGTCCCAACGGAATTTGTGGCTATTGCCGGTTCCTCTTATCTCTACGACAGGACAATTGGTACGACGGATGGACCTCCGTATCATTCGGTTCCCGCTGTGACCGTATATGCCCGCCAGTCTCCAATTAACTCGTTATCGAGTATTTCCGTCACTTCACCTACTGGGGCGTCTGTGAGCGTCACAGAAGGTCTTGATTACGTCGTTCAGAGGTACGGGGTTGACCTGTATCGGGCGGGTCCGAACGATACGGTTACCTTCACTTATTCTGCGGGTCTGGATGGTTCGGAAATTCCCGTATTTCGTCTTTTGATTTTGCGTGCCGCTAGCCGGGAAATGCAAAACATGCATGATGATGTAGTTGGTTTAAAGGATTTGGAAACTCGTAACGTGGCTCCCCTCACCACTGGCTTCACGCCAGAAGAGTTGCAGTCAGTAAGACGCTATCGGCGAGTGAGAATCTGATGTCAACTAATATTCGGATTCGGATTGACGACAAAGGCGCTCAACAACTTTTAACAAAAATGCAGGTCCGAGCAAAAAATTTTGTTTCTGTATTCAATTTTGCTCGCGACGAACTTCGTAAAGCCAATCGAGAAAACTTTGGAGCAAGCGGCCTTCCATCAGGCGGTTGGTCCACCCCCGAAGAAGAACGAGCGTGGACCCCACTAATCGAAACCGGGGAACTTTTTAGGTCCCTGACATCCTTGCGCGGTTCTCCCAATGAGGTAACGCCGGTCTATGCCATCTTCGGCACCAAGGTCGAATACGCAAAGTTTCATCAATATGGGACCCGAGACATGCCGAAACGCCAAGTTGTTTTTGAGCCTGTGGGATTTTCCAAAAAGGTTGGAGAGGAAGCAGCAAAGCATATTGTTGGGCTTCGGGGTGATTTGTTGCCATGATGCAAGGCCCAGCAGTCGTTAAATCTTTTGTAACTAATTACTTGGCTCAAGATCTTCCGTCACGCTTGCTTTCCTATAGGAATGCAATGAATCTTGACGAAGATTCGCTCCCCGAACCTTTGCTTTACCTGAATTACGAACCAGTCGCTCTAGATCATTGGCCGACAATCATTACGATTGCGCTGTCAACAGCCTCCATTACGAGAATGGAGTACGACGCTTCCCTAAACCCTGAGTACCGAGTTAAATACAACATGCGGACTTATGTGTGGGTAAAAACAGACGGTTCTATGGAATGCACGGAAATGCGTGACAACCTCACAATGGTCGTCCGCTCAGCCCTCCTTGACCACCCGATGCTTAACGCTTACGACGACGGGTGTCACTCCGTTTTGGTAGATGAGGGAACCATGCGTGAAGAGTTCTCTGATTTAACTTTGGTTAAGGGCGAGCGAGTGCTGGCGGGCGCCTACATTGCCTATGACATCAATTTAGATGAGACAATTACTCGACAAAACGTTTCTGACTCTCTTGATCAGATCAAAATCTACAGTGCCGGAGCAGGATTGACATCCACCCTTGGAGCATCCGCCTCTGCCGAATACAAATGGAAAGGAATCGAACTATGAGTTCAGCCAAACCCAGAAAACCGAAAACTGAAGCAAAAACTCAAAAAAAACCCAATTTAGTTCTTGTTTTTAATACTGCAAGGTTCCCAGTTCAGTTTGATGCAGAACAAAGAACAGTCCCACCACAGTCAACGCAAGTGGTGGAATTAAATGAATATGTCCAACGTGCAATCGACGAGGGCCTATTCGCAGTAAGATCATAGAAGCAAGTTATTGTCGTAGGGCTTACACGACACAGCAGCACCGTGTAGTAATCTGGCCCTACCTCGATCAATACAACCGAGGTTTGGAGGAAAGCCGATGCCCGGCGTAGTCGTTACAACCGCAGTGCGAACTGGCCCCACGTCAGTCAATGTCGCTCCAGCAAGCACCTTTTTTGTGGTGGGCGAATCAAAGCGTGGACCGGTCGACGAGGCACGCCTCGTAACCAGTCTTGCTGAATTTGAAGTCCGTTACGGTGGTTACTATGCCACCGGATCCCTTCATCAGCAGGTCCAAACATTCTTTGAAGAGGGCGGCTCTCGCGCCTACATCAGTCGTGTGGTCGGCTCAAGCGCAACCGCTGCCACACTCGAAGTTGATGACAACGCAGGCTCGCCAGCCTTCACCCTTACAGCCGCTAACCCCGGCACATGGGCGAACGGTCTTGCTGGTCTCAGCATTATCACTGAAGTGTCTGGAAGTGGTATTGCCCTCAAACTTTATTTGAACGAAGAGTTTGTTTATTCAACAGGCTCACAAGCCAACGCAGGTGCCGTCATCTCTGCGATCAATGACTCAAGCATCGCTTCAGTCTATGCAACGGCTACCGGAATCAATCAATCTGCCACTCTTGGCGCTTCCGCTACGGTCCAACCGTTCAGTGGTGGTGTTGAGGATGCAGCCGATGAAGGCGAATACGTCGACGGACTCGACCTCTTCCTCAACCAGTACGGTGCTGGAGCGGTTGCAATCCCCGGCAAGTATGGCAACACAGTGTGGAGCGCCATTGAGACCCACTGTGTAGCAAACAGCCGCATTGCCCTTCTGGCGTTTAATCCCGCCAATACAGCCGCAGCAGCAACTACTGCTGCAGACTCGTGGATTACGGGCGAGGCAACTGACCCTGAGTACGCTGCGTTTTATTACCCAAGCGTCACCATGACAGGATCGGCTCAGACTTCACTGACCATCTCACCAGAGGGGTATGTCGCCGCTAAGCGCTCACTCGCTCACAATGAGATTGGTTCATGGAGCGCAGCCGCCGGAATTCAGTCAAAGGCTCGTTTCATCAGCGGTACTGCAGTTTCGATTGACAAGACCGATGGCGACAGTCTCGACGAGGCTAACATCAATGCCATTCGTGTGATTCAGAACAGCGTTCGAATCTACGGAGCGCGTTCCGCTTCAACCGATACAACCAATTTCCGGTACATCACTGCTCGTGACACTCTCAACTACATCGTGGTTGAGGCTGAGCGTGAACTTGAGGATCTGGTGTTCTCTCCGATTGATGGCCGTCGTACGGTCTTCGGTCGAGTTGAGGCTCGCCTTATCGGTCTACTTGACCCGATCCGCACCGCTGGTGGTCTCTTCGAGGCATTTGATGTCGATGGGAACCAAATCGATGCTGGCTACTCGGTCGAAGTCAACGACGACCTTAACCCAATCACCCAATTGGCGACTGGTGTAGTCAAGGCGAAGGTTGGTGTTCGGATTTCGAGCATCGCCGATCGCATTGAAGTCGAAGTCATCAAGTCCAACCTCACGACTTCCGTCGTTTAAGTGGAGGAATAAATGAGTAACAAAATTTCACAGCGGCAGGTAGTCGCGGAGATCAAGCCTATTTCGATCCCCGACTGCCCGCTTGGGCCGGAGTTCATTGGCTACTTTGCGCAGGTGTCGGGTGGCGAAATCACCGCATCTGTCGAAAAAGTATATGACGGTGGTCAACAGTTCCCAGAAGTTTTGACTGCACCGGCCGAAATTGGTGACATCACCATCACTCGTCATTACGATCCAGATCGTGACGGAGCCTCGATCAAAGTCGTCCGTCAACTCGTTGGGCGCGTTCATTACAACGTTTTTGTTGTCGACCTTAACTGCGATCTCAAGGTTCTCGGCTCGGAACGCATTTATGCTCGCGCTCTTCTTGTCGGACTCTCAGAGCCTGAAGGTGACGCCTCTTCTGGAGCGCCCACCACCTTCTCGATGACGTTCTCGATCTCGCAGGTGTCAGGTCAAACTGTCGGTCGTTAATCTTCTAAAGATTGACAAATAAAAATGAAGTTATGAGGGGCGCCTTGCGCCCCTCTCTTCATAAATAGTGCTAAGTTTTCGACTATGAGCGAAACCTACGACTTCACCACCAACAACCCATCCGAAAGCAGCAAAGAATCGGCATCTTCGGCTTCGCGCTCTGGAGAACCGACCATTCTTGATCGCCTTCGAACTGAACTGTCCAAGAAGATTGAACGTTCGGAAATTCTCATTGAGGTTCCTGAACGTCCGGGCGTGGCAATCCAAATCTCGCCAAACATTAACCAGCACCAATTGCGTGCTTGGCGCCGTCAAAGCGGCGAAAACACCAAAAATGGCTTTGATCCGACCAAGTTTGCTTGTTATGTCATCGGCCACACCTGTACCGGCATTTACGTTGACGGCGAAGAAGCGCTCAACGAAAACGGCGCACCCCTGTCGTTCGCCTCACCAGAAATTCTGGACATGACGAATACAACTCGCCCAATCCCAGAATGCGTACAAGAATTCTTTGGAATCGACCCACACGTTGAATCCGCTGCTCTCGTAATTATGGACGCCGCTGGGTATGGCGACGAGGTTGAGCAGGTGGACCCTACGAGGGAGTCGTAGAAGACTTCTCGGACGATGCCCGAATTCAGACAGCCGCGAGGCTGGGGGAGATTTGGGGCACTGACCCGCTTGTACTTCTCGACTGTGATGACCACGACTGGCTAATTCGTTATGCCTGTGCAAAGGTGATCGAGCGTGATCGCGCTAGGGAGCGTGAAGAGATGGAACGAAAGCGTAATTCGTAAGAGTTTCATTTCCTTCTGTCTGGAGCCAATTTCAGTGGCACCATTAAAGGACGATGGCTGACGAACGCGTTGTAATCCGAATTGACGTAGACGCTGATACGGGAGATATCTCTCGGACTCAGGCGCAACTTGCTGCGCTTTCGGCTAGTTCTAATGACGTCGATAGGTCGTCTCAAAGATCGAGTAAGTCTTTGGGTGATCTCGATGGTTCTGGCAAAAAACTGTCCGGCACTATGGATCGATTGACGGACAGGTTTGACGACTTCCTTACGAAGAATAATGCGTTATCCGGTGGTAGCGGCGGCGGAGGTATGGGTCGCACTAATCGCCAAATGCGCAATATGGGCAACAACGCTAACCGAAGCCGCAGATCCATGCGGTACCTGATGTATGCGGTTATTGGCGTCGGTGTCGAATTTGCCATTGTTGCTGCATCGCTTTCCTTGGTGAACGCTGGCTTTGCTATTGGGAATTTTGGCGCCAAGATGTATCAAGGCAGTTTGGCGCTTGCTGCAGGCGCAGCAGCAGGTCTCACAGTTGCCCTTGCGGGCGCGGCTGCTGCTCAACGAGAGTGGCAAGCAGCAATGTTCGCTACTACATATAAGTCACTGCCAAACCTTGGTAGTGGCACTCAGCAGGCTATGAGTGCGTTGCGAATGTTGACAAGTGATTCGCGTGTTGCCGTGTTTGGCATGGAAAGCCTTCAGCAAGCATTTGCGGCCGTATCTAAAAATACCGAAATGACTGCGCCTTTGAAAAACGCTTTGGTCGGTATCGGTGATTTTGCTGTTGCGGCTGGCGGCGATATGGGCAAAAACTTTGCTGCTGCTGGCGATTTCATAGGTCTCTTGCAAAAAGAAGGAAAACTTACCGACAATGTTCTTTCTGCCGCTGGCAAAGTGGGGCCGCAGTTTGAAAAAGCAGTTAAAGATGCTCAAAAGGCGGGCATTTCTGGCGCTCCCCAGTTATTGGCTGCTTTGTCTTCAGGCAAACTTGCTGAGGACTCGGGCATTGGGGGCGCACTTGGCGCCGTGAACAACACTTTGATTGGCCAGTTAAAAAGTTTTATGACTTTGGCAAAAAGCGAATTTGCTGATTATGGTCAACAGTTTTTGCCGCAACTCAAAGCCACTTTTAAAGGTCTTAGTCACGAGTTGAACACCAGTTTTGCTCGAATTAGGGCTGCTATCGGTCCTTCGCTTGGCGGAGGCATGATCGACGGCTTAGGCAAGGGGACAAGTCGTCTAATTGAAGTTCTTACTCGTCTCTTTGAAGACAATTTGCCGAAAGCAAAACAAACGTTTGAAGATATTTACAAGTTTATACAACGTACTTGGAAATTTTTAACTTCCCTAGACGACATTTTCCGTCCCTTCCAAGAAGGGTCAAAAATAATCAACGAGACTTTCGGTCCTCCGATTATGGCTGTCGTAATGCACTTTGTAGACGCGTTCAAACAATTGAATAGACTTGCTATAGAAAATGCGGACTCGTTTCGAGATTTCGGTCAAATGCTTGAACGTACAGTCAACTTTATTTCCAGCGCATTTGATCTGCTGAAAGAAGTTTTTACCGACAACCTCGACACAATTACCGCTGGAATGAACGTTTTGTTGACGGTAGCGGAAGCAATCCTCGGCGTGTTTAAAGGGCTTCAGAAGGTCGGAAAAAGTTTAGGTCCGCTTGGCGCCATATTGTCTGCTGGTCTTGGGATTGGATTGATCGGTGCTTTGCAGGGCGGACGAAACATGAAACTCCGGGCGGGAGGTAAGGCTCCAAAAGGAAACATTTTGAGCAGCATGGGGGGCTTCTTTATGGGCGGTGGCGGAGGAGGCGGCGGAGGTGGTGCCGGATTTGGATATGCGCGCGGAGCCGGAGCGGGTTTCAATGCTCGCTACAACGCTAGTGTTGCCGCTGGAAAATTAAATAACTCCAGAGTCATGGGTGGGGCCGGATTGTTGGCAACACTTCCACTTGCAGGACAAGCCCCAGAACTGGCAATGACTGCTGGTGCCATGGGAAACATGGGGGCAATGTTTGCAAATAATCAGAAAAATGCTCTTCGTATCGCTGGTATTGCAACATCTATTCCGTATTTGGCCACGGCGATTCAATCTGAAACCCTTTTGGGTGGCTTGACTACGGGGGCTGTGGGTGGCGCTGCGCTAGGTGCATCCATTGGATCTATGATTCCGGCTGTTGGACCCGGGCTTGGCGCCGGAATTGGAGCAACAGCCGGTACTGCTCTTGGAGGCATCCGTGGGGCTGTAAACCAATTTGATCTTTCCCCTCAAGCGAGTGCTGGGGTTGGTGCTGGTGCAGGTTTGGTTGCAGGTGCTGGTATTGGCGCTGGCATCGGCGCTTTTGCTGGTGGAATCGGCGCGGTCCCCGGTGCATTAATAGGAGCAGCAGTCGGTACAGTCGTTGGCGCAATTACGGGTCTCGTCAGTGGCATTCAGCAAGACCGCGAACACCGTGACGCTATTCGCAAAGGTTTTGAAAAAGTTGGCTTGGAGCAGGGAAAGGCTCTTGCTGGCGACTATCTCCGCGAAGGCCTCCCGGGAGTCAAAAAAAGCCTTACAACCATTGGTGACGCAACAAAAAAAATAGACGAAATTGCGGGCAGTTACCGAGAGAAAACTCTTCAAGAACGTAAGGACATGGCTAACGCCGCGATCCTCAGAGGAGACATCACTCAGGCCGAATATGACGTTTTGACATTGCGGAACATGGACACGGGTATCACTCAACTCAAAAAGAACTCTGAAGAACTCGAAAACCAAGGGCTTAAGGCTTTTGCTAACATCGACGACAATTTGCGGAAATTGTCCGAAACTACAGGAATGTCTGAAGAGGCCTTAATAAAACTTTCATCGGAAATGGGTCTTGACCTAACCGACAACACACTGCAGATGGCAACGGCTGTAGCAAAACTTGGATTAGCAATTCCTGAAACAACAGAACAAATCAGAACATCAATTAAACGGCTTGCCCTTAATGCGATAAGCGAAGTTACTAGGCCAATCATTGAGACAGAAAAAGCAATTCTCGCAATGGACCAAGCGGCTGAAGAAATTCGTGGGTCCGGTGGATTTAGTGGCGGACGAGTTCAAATGGCTGAATTTTTGAATACGGTAGCCACCGGAACTCTTGCCGCAATGGAAAACCCTATTGATGCTCTTGTTAACCTTGAACAAGGGTTTTTGGGCCGTGAAGGCCTCGCATACACAACTCCGGGTTCTTCTTTGTTCGGAATGTTCGATCAACTCGGCCCAGAGTTTCAGGCCATGGTTCAAAAGGCGTTGGGCAACTCGCAGGGCGACATTTTCGGCAATTTAAGCGGCCGTTTAGCAACCGGTCTTACCGGTTTGCCCGGAAACAACTTTCAGTTTGCCGCTTCCGATTTTGAAGGTTTCTTTACGGGTATTGCTGAGAAGTTACCTACCGGTCTTGGAACAAAATTCGCCGGTCAATTTTCTGAAAATCTTTTGGCGGAAGTTGGTAGCGAAGAGTTTCGAACCGGTTTTGCGAATTTGAAAACACCAGAAGAGCGAACTGCAGCGACCACCAAAGCAGTGCAAGACGTCCTAAAGGGATTGACGGGTCCGGACGGACCCTTCGCAGGGCTAGTTGATCCAAATATTCTTGATACTCCCGTGGAAATTCCGGGTATCGGCACTGTTGTAAGCACTCTTGGGCCTTTGGCCGGAAGTTTTGATCGTGCCGCTCAAAGAATTGCCGACCAAACGTCGACCATGCGTACTGCCGTTGGTACGGGTGTTATGGACGCGTTTGCAACCATGAAACCGGAATGGTGGGGTCTCCCTCCTTGGTGGAACCCACCCAACGGCGATACTTCCAATCCAAAAAATATTCTGTTCCCTTCCGGGCCATCCGGAGGTTCGGGAACAGGACCGGGTAAAACCTATCAATACCCGGGAGGAACACCTCAACGATACGGAATCACCGTAACTGACGACCCGAATGATACGACTTCCAGCCGTCTCGCCCGGACAATGATGAGTCATTCCCAAATAAATAGCCAACTGCCCGGCAAACGCTCGATCACTTCTGCGTGGCGCAGCACGAACCTCGGGTCCCTCAACTCCGACCATATAACAGGAAACGCATACGACCTTGTCGGTCAGAACCTTGTTGGGTACTCGGCCCTCGTGAACTCAAGCGGCGGCTTTGCTGAGTTCCACGGATCTGGCGGAGATCGTCACTTGCACGTCGTTCCGGGCGCTGCGGGCACTGCTCCTTATGGCGATGCCGTAAGTCCGATGCCTTCAAACGGAGCGTCTAGTGGCGCCTCGTACAACAGCAACTATTCAATTGTTGTTAATGCTTCGCCAAATCAAGACGTTTCCGCTATCGCCAATGAAGTTATGAATAGAATTGACGATAAGGAACGACAGATGATGGAGCGTTCGTAATGCCAGATCCCCCTTACAATTGGAAATTGGTTCGCGCTCGAACTCCTTATACGTTTGGTCGCCCAAATTTTGAGGACGTGAGCGCTGCGCGGCAACAGACCGCTCCGGTGATTATCAGACAGCAAACGCCTTATGGTCTGAACGAATATGTTTTACCATTTGCTCCTGTTGAAGTTTCGTACAGCAACATTGCCCGTCAATTTTTGGAGATTAAACGGCCCGGCGACTTTGCCATTATTGACGATCTTGGACCGTCTTTGATTCAGGCTCAAATGCAGTTTCGAATTTCTGATCGAGTTTCATATGGATATCTTCCGTGTGAGGATCAGATTGAAAAATTGCGTTTGATTGGGCTTTGGGCTATTCCGTGCCTATTTCTTGGTCTTGACTCTATTATTTCTCGTCCGGGGTTACCGGCTAAAGTCAGTAATTATGGGCGATTTACTTTCTGGAATATTCTTGATTTAAGCATTAATGTTATGCGTCGTAACAATATTGGTCAGGCGACTCAGGCTGATGTGTCAATGACGTTGATTGAAAACCGAAATCCGGATGTTGAAGTTGTTCGTCTTCCGTTTATTGATTTTTCTGATTCGCCTCAACGGCAGGCGGGAACTCCGAACCCGGGTGGCCCGGGCGGCGGGGGCGGCGGCGGAATTAGTCAAATCTTCCTAAAAAAATAATGATTTCTGATGAACTGGTTAAATAATGATTTCTGATGAACTGGTTATAGGTGACCTGTCGACCCTTGCAGGCACAAACGTCAAAAACGCGGCAACGTCCATCAAGTTGTCATGGACTCTCGATGCGGTTTCGCAGATGACAGTTGAACTTATCGATCCGGGTCTCAGAATGCTTGACAATAACTATTTTCTTATTCGTCGCGACGTTTTCTATCAGGGCCAACTTTTCGAAATTGCGCGTGTCGGGGTTGGCCCGGGGGAGGCGTCTTCTCCAAAAATTGTTTTGGAGTGTCGTTCCAAGGCTTCCCAAATGATGAAACGCGACAAAGAACCTGAAGCGTACGGAGGCATTTCCGCTACCGATTATGCTCGGATTGTTGCGGGTCGGTTCGGTCTTGCTTTCGTAGGTCAAGATACAGAAAAACAAAAAGTGATTGCAAAGTCTTCGTCGGAAAATGCTGACGAGTCCGTATGGACGGTTTTGACAAAGTCTGCTGGAGACGCGAACTTTGTTGTATTCGAAGTCAACAACACTCTTTATTTTGGTTCCGAAGAATGGCTTCTGGGTAAATGGGGAAACATTGATTTGAAATACGGTTTTGGGGCTTTGCGGGAAAGTCCTTTCGCGTTGTACCAGATTCCGGCGTGTGGTCGTTCTGATGATGATGTGAATGCTGCTTCGTTTAAGGCGGTTGTTGAGCGTGGTGGTGGAGAGGGTCTCCGGCCGGGTATGACAGTGAACTTGCAGGGTATTACGTCTTTTAACGGGCAGTATCTTGTTACTGAGGTCGCGTATGAGATTGGGAATCGTAATCCGGTTTCTGTTTCTGGTCGCACACCGAAGAAGCCGAAAGAAACAAAAGAAGCGACTGATTGATTATGCCTAATTTTCGTCAGCCAGATAAAAGTGTTTCTCGTTCGTTTGTTTCTAATGGTGTTTATATTGGTGTTGTTACGCGTGTTGATAATGTGGCGCAGCAGGTTTATGTTGAGATTCCTCGTTTTGTGGCTGGGTTTGAGTTTGGCCCCTTGAATGTTGCTTGTTCTGATTTACCTGTTGTTGGCGAGAAGGTTGCTTGTTCGTTTTTAGAGAATAGTCAGAATGACATTATGGTCATTGGGGTCATTAAGGATTCTGATTCTGATGTTTCGGTAACTCCAGTGGTTGCTACGTCGACTACTCGTCCTGTCTCACCGAGGGTTGGGGCGATTGTTTATGAGACTGATACTGAGGGTATTTATGTTTGGAGCGGAACTGCTTGGTTAAGTTTTTTTGAGGTGAATCTTCCTGTAACAATTTATGCGGATTTGCAGGGTACGGCTGCTTCTGCGACTTTCGCTTCAACTGCGGCGTCTGCCACTTTCGCTTCAACTGCGGCTTCTGCCACTATTGCCTCAAGCGTTGCCGACAACTCGGTTGTATTGGGTGACGATACGACGGGCAACTATGTTGCGACCGTTACCGCAGGAACTGGTGTTTCAATCAGCGCTGGAGCGGGAACTGGAGAGGGATCAACTCCAACACTTGCAATTGGTCAAAGTGTAGCGACCACAGCAACACCCAGTTTCAGCACAATCACTAGCACCGTTGATACAGGTACAGCGCCGTTAACAGTCACTTCAACCACTTTAGTAACGAACCTAAATGCCGATCGCCTTGACGGACAGCATGGCGCTTACTATGAAAATCAATATCAATACCTAACGACCACTCAGCGAAACGCACTTACCCCAACAAAAGGTATGACGGTTTACGACACCGACTTGGGCAGACTACTTGTTTACTATGGGGCGACAACGGGATGGCAACTTCCTTGGAATCAGCCTTGGGGGTACATCGACAGCGAAACCACCTCATCTGCCACCACAGGCGTAACTACTGTCACTAATGTTTCCGGGCTGGTAATTACCACTCCTACACAGGTGGCTGGACGAGTCCTTAAGTGGACTATTCAGGGGCATATTCAGAACGGAAGTACGGCTGATACCGCCGCTGTGGCTCTTTGGTCAGGCACCTCAGGTGGAGCAGTGCTTGCTAGTTCTACTAATGCCGGTCCAAGTATCTGGGCTTATCCTGTTTATTTCAACTATTTGGAAACCACGACCGCCGCAGCCCTTTCTAGACGTGTAAGAATTAGTAGGGGCGACGGTACTAGCAGCACTGTAGCCTTCTATGCAGATTCTAATCGTCTGGGGCTGCTGTTCTGCGAAGACATTGGTCCTGCCTCCACAACACCTCCTTCCGTTTAAGTCTTTGCTGAAACTTGACGGATATCGCCACTACGGCTGTGCTGCCTGACGTAAACTAGGGCCATGGATGCGTTCTCTTTTCCGTTTAGATTTTCCGCAGGTCGTGCGGTAACCCTTGACGACGCGAGCGAGCAGTATGCGGCACAAAAAGTTGCATCAATAATTTCCACCCGAACCGAAGAATTATCACTAAAACCTTTTTTTGGGACCAGAGATCCAGAATTCTCAGAATTTGACGTTTCTGGCCTCTACTACACCGCCGCCCTATATTTTCCCGAAATCCAAATAGGCGGAATCAGGCTATTGAACAGCAATTCCGGAGAATTGCTAGTCGAAGTCGCTTTCAGAAACTAGGAACAACATGCCATCTCCCGACGTCAGCAAATACATCGATCTCACAATCTACGACATGCAGCCCTCTGACGTCTACGACGCTGCAATTGAGTACGCTCAAACAGCGCTTCCCGAATGGACGCCAACCGCTGGAAGCATTGAGGACGCAATTCTTCAAGCAACTTCGGAAATGACAGCATCTTTGACCGCTGCCATCAATCGCTTGCCAGCCGGAAACATTGAAGGCCTCGTACGACTGTTTGGAGTTGAGCGGAATAGCGGTACGGCTCCAACTGGAGAGGTCAACATCGTTTTTATCGATGCTTCAAATCGGACGATCCCTGCAGGCACCCGCTTTGGATATCTTGACAGCACCGGAAGTGAACCGATCTTTTATGTTTTTGAAACCATTGAAGACGTCACAACTTCGGCGGCAAGCATTCAGACGGAAATCGAAGGTGTAAATCTTGTTGAATACCCTTCAATTCCCAGTGGAACTCAACTACAACTTTTGTCAGCGGTGTCGTCCATTCAAAGTGTCACCCTGTCATTAAATCTTTCAGTTGGATCTAACCCAGAAACGCAAACAGAGTTCATTAATCGGGCTGTTGCAAAATTCGCTGCTCTTTCCGAGTCCTTAGCAACTGCAGACCAGTTCGCTTCATACGCGCTCACCAACTATGCCTCCGTTTACCGCGCTAAGGCTTTTTCTCGACTCAAAATCCAAGACACAATCACAAGCCTCACCTATTCAGGAGCAAGCGTCACTGCTGAAATCGCTGCTGGGCATGGAGTAACTGCTGGGGATTTCGTTCGCGTACTCGAATCGTCAGATTCAACATATGACGGTTATTTTCGGGTCAACAGTGTTGACGCAACTCATATTTACTGGAGCCAAACCGCCTCACACGCTTCAGCAGCAGCATCCGCGATAGTGACATCACACTCGCTTCAGGAACCCTCAACCAACGGGTATGCCGCCCTGTACATATCTGACCTTGATGGCGCATCAGTGTCAGCGTCCACGTTGACTGAGATTGAAGAAACGATTACAAACAAGTCAATTGGCGGTCTAACGCTTCGCGTCGATAACGCTAAACTAGCAAATATTGCCGTTGCCGTCTCATACACTCTTCGTGCAGGCAACTTGGCTTCAACTGTTTCACTCGCCGTGAAAGCCGCCGTTGAAAGTTACATTTCGGCCAACAACTGGGAGTGGGGTCAAACCATTTATCGCAACGAAGTTATTGCACTCGTGGACCGTGTGGCCGGAGTTGAACGAGTAGTAAGTGTGAACATCACAGATGTTGACGGCGAAGGATCGGTCAACGGAACAACCGGCGATTTCGCATTTACCTATGTTGGGGTGCTGCCAGTTGCAACGGCAACCGTAACGGTCGCTTGATATGGGGGCAACTATTAGTCTGATCCCAGACGCCTCTTCACGATTTGTCAATGACACGGGCGACTGGGTCGGGGTCGGATCGACCATTTCACGATCCACCGATACCGTTGATCCAAACTCCGAAAACCCAACACTTTCCGCATACGCCACTGCTGGCGGAACCGCTTATGTAAAATTCCAAACCACAAGTTTCGGTTTTCTATACGGTGAAAATGTTCCTTGGCCGCTCCGAGGTATCTCCCGAATTAAACCAGCAGCAAATTCAACCGTGGTCGTTTATTTGACAACCGTTGAGGGAAGCGCAAGTACTACTGTCTCTGCTTCAGCAACAGCGATTGCTGACGAGTGGACGCTTGTTAATGTTGAAACTCCAGCAATTTCACTTAACACCAGTCTCATTGAATACGGAATATACGTTACCAATACTTCAAGTTCAGCCCCCGTCTACATTGCGCATCCTTCAATAATTTCCCCATGGTCAGTTATCTACAACTTCATGGCTCGCGAAACTTGGATTCGGCTACCCGAATACATTCGTCAAGCAGACGTTGAAAGCACTGACCTTGACCGTCCACTTTTGCGATTCATGGACGTTCTCATGTCAACCGCCGGAGAGGTGTACGAAACTTGGGAAAACTATCGGTGGATTCCACCTGAAGACAACAACCGCGAATACAAACTTTCCGAACTTGTAACTCCTGCTGCAGTTCCTGTTGATACCAATGAGGTTTTGCGTTGGCTGGTTCAGATTGTTGGTGCAAAGTTATTTGATCCCTCTACGGGTTTAACTCCATGGGAAAACCTTGACTTCGATAACAATCCATTAACTAATGACCTCACTTGGCTCGCATTTAACTCAGGGTCGCCACTTGACATCGCACCTACCGACGGAGTCGTCACTTGGACTGAAATTCAGTCTTATGACGTTGCCGTAACAGACCTAGATCCATTTTTGCGATGGCAAGTCGAAAGCGCTGCTTTCGGATTCAGGGCTGGAACTAAAGAATCCATTATTGCTGCCGCAAAACAGGCGTTAGGCGGAACCCAAAGCGTCACATTTTTAAGCCACTACTTAGATGATCCTTGGCATATCGGCGTACAAATTCTTTTAGTTGAAGGGGACATTGGAGATGTCGAGCAAACCGTAGCGCCAGCGATGCCCGCAGGATTCCAACTAACAGTTTTTGGAACCTGACCAGTTGAGATAAAATGGCTTGGAGGCCAAAATGGGCGTAACAACCGCAGGAAGATTTGAACTAACTCGATGGAGCGCTGATAGCGATCCGTTGACCCGTTCCCAACTAGACACGTCTCATGGCAACCTTGAAGCAAGGGCTGCGGTGTTTCTTTCCGGAACAAACCGTGGCGCTTACGATCCCGTTGTTTATGTTCGTAGTTTTTTTTATGACACTGACGATGGCATTCTTTATTACTCCGATGGTACTGAGTGGCAAAACCTCACCGAGTTTGGAGGTTTAGGTGCCATTTCTGCCAACACGCCGGGTAATACTGCGTTTGAAGGTGCGAATGACAATGCGGCCCGGTCTGATCATCGTCACGCAATGCCAAGTTGGGGTTCTACCGGTGAACTAGCCCAAATTGGGACTACTGCGGCGCAGGGCGATAATGACAAGTTTGCGCGAATTAATCACGTTCACGTTTTGGCCAACAACTCGGTTACCGCAGGAAAGATTGCAAGCGGTGCTATAGATAGTTCAGCGGCTTTTGCTAATAACGTAGTTTCGCAGCAGGCCATTGGAACTGGCGCTGTTACAAAAGCGAAGATTGCTACTGATCAGCAAATTCCGAGTGGCGTTATCTGGGCGTTCGGTGGAACCACGACTCCGCCGACGGGATGGCTTTTTTGTAATGGCGCGTCATACTCCACAAGTGTTCACCCAGACCTTTTTAATGTGATTGGCTACTCTTATGGTGGCAGTTCGGGAACATTCTTTGTTCCGGATTTGCGTGATCGTATGCCTCGTGGTGCCGCTAATCCCACAGATACGCTCGGTGCTATCGCTGGTTCAAACGCCGTAACGATTGCTGCGAACAATCTTCCAAATCACACACATGGCGCTGGCTCACTCTCGGTTGACAACCACCCATCACACACGCATAATCTTAATCAGTTTGGTGCCGGAACCACAACAAATGGCGCTGCTCACGTTCACTTCATCCCCGCCCAAAATACAGTCGGACAAGTAGATGACAACATCGTTATTTCTACTTCTGGGGCTGGTTTCGGACTTTTCTATGTTCCATCGACAGTCGCTCATCCAAGCAATGATGCTGGCGGCACTTTGAAGCCAAACTATTTTAGTGGTGGTGGATATGAGCAGCCAGTTGCCAACTCCTACGCCAGATTGAGAAACAACGCTGTAACCACTTCGAATCCCGCCCGAAATACTGATGGGGCTTCAAATAACAATGCAGAACACTCACACGCCCTTGTAGGCAACACAGGTAACCCGAGTGCAACTTTGTCCCATACGGTTGGTGGAACAACAGGAAATCCTACAGGAACCGTCGGTCAAGACATGACAGTTCTTCCCAAAACGCAGACAGTCAACTACATCATCAAACTGTAAAAATCTTTATGGTGAGTCTTACCGTTTCTGGAGTGTGACATTCGTCTACTCTTTATAGGTGACCATCACAACGGACTCAAGCCACAAAAGTTTTCTTCGGATTCAAGGAATTTTTCTTGCTGTTCGATCGCTTGTGATCGCGTGCATCGGCATCTTTACCTACAATTTTGATCTACCCATTTTTGTCGCTGCCTTGCTGCTAATTTCTGTTGTTTCAGCATGGTTTGTTAAAGCCGACCTTATTTGTCGCCTCCCATACTGCTTTTTAGTTACTAGCGCTATCTGGGCTGGGGTATCGACAGCCCTCATAATCACAGATCAAGATCCACTAGCAATTGCATTCGGAATCAGTCTAGCGATTATTGATGGATCCACATTTGCTTCAACGTGGCGGAGGTCTTGGCTATGAGTGTTCTCGACAATGCAATAATCGCTTTCGCCACAATCATCACTGGGATTCTTTCGTGGTGGGCGGCTCGATACACCAAGAATCAAGAATCAAAACATCAAAAAGTCGATCTGGGCATTGAGCGCGATCGACAGGGGGACGAACACACGCAAACTTTACTTCAGGGGTATTCAAGCATCGTGGACGATCTTCGAGAAGAAGTGCGCCGTTTGAACACGGTTATCAATGATCTTCGCCTAGAGCAAGAAGAGTGCGAAAAGCGCAATGATGCTCTCGGGTCGATTGTTCTCGATCTTCAGCGTCGTTTGGCTAATCTGGAAATGGAGAGTGGGCGATGAACGAAGAAGAAGACTTTTTTCATGAATTGATTCGTAATGCGATGCCCGGAAGGGTTATCACAAACTTTATTTTGGTTTGTGAAGTGTTGACGGAAGAAGGGGCTGAACTTTCGCTTTCAACATCTGAATCCATTACCCCTTGGCTTGGTACTGGCATGTTACAATCTGCACAGAACATGTTGCAGGACCCAGAAAACGAACTGTTTTTTGGACTTTACGACGAGGATGAAGAATGAACTCGACCACAACCACTCAGCAAACAATGGATCAAATGATTAAGGGTCTTGTGATCGGTGTTCTGACTTGGGTGGCTACCAAGTATGAAGTTCCTGCAGAGATTACGGTTCCAGCACTTGCTTTGGTTGCTATTGGGCTTGCATGGGTCTCTTCAAAGATTGGTGCTGACAAGGGAACGGCATCTTTCCTTGGGCCAAAAGCCTAGATAACAGCGAGTATTGCTTATCGGTGGGGCAGCGACTACTCCTGTTGTCCTACAATTGGGTGCTAGGAGGATGCAATGCTCGCTGGGGTTTACAAAATAGTTTGTGATCAAGGTGCTACTTTTGAGCGCCTTCTTACCATTGAACAAGCCAACGGCAATCCGATGAATTTAACCGGATACACCGCTCGGATGCAGGTTCGCCCAGAAATCGAATCAAGTGACGTTCTAGTTGAACTCACCACGGCCAATGGTCGTTTGGTTCTTGGCGGCGCCGCCGGAACAATTGCGATGAGTCTCAGTCCAGCCACTACGGCAACCATAGACAGCGATGGCTTTTACGACCTTGAGATCATCTCTGCCGCTGGTGCAGTGCATCGCGTACTGCGAGGCCGGTTCGTGGTGAATCTTGAGGTCACTAGATGACCATTGAAGAACCCATCAGCATTCAAATCGCTGAAAGCGTCACAAATGTCAATGTAACGGACTCACCCAACCGGGTTGAGGTAAATCAAGACGCTCCCAACGAAGTAACAATTTATGTTCCCGGCACCAGCGGAGCACAAGGACCACAAGGTCCGATTGGCGCTCAAGGCATTCAGGGACCGACCGGCACTCAAGGTGCGACTGGATCACAGGGTAACCAAGGCACAACCGGCGCTCAGGGTTCACAAGGAACAACCGGCTCGCAGGGAACACAAGGATCTACGGGTTCCCAAGGCAATCAGGGACCTCAGGGCGTTCTTGGCGCGACCGGATCACAGGGAACACAAGGCGCAACTGGCTCTCAAGGCGCGCAGGGCAACCAAGGCAATCAGGGTTCCTCTGGAGCACAAGGAAATCAAGGCGTTACCGGTTCACAAGGAGCGCAAGGTTCTCAAGGCAACCAAGGCGCAACTGGTTCTCAAGGAACGACCGGCGCACAAGGAACAACTGGTTCGCAGGGAACGCAGGGTTCTCAGGGCAGTCAAGGCTTTCAAGGCGTTGTTGGCGCTCAAGGCAATCAGGGTGTTCAAGGTGCGACGGGAAGCCAAGGGACACAGGGCCTTACTGGCAATACTGGCGCGCAGGGCACTCAAGGCGTTCAGGGCACCCAAGGCGTTCAAGGATTTCAAGGACATCAGGGCGTTGAAGGTCCTCAAGGTTTAACAGGTGAAGGTTTTTACTTTAGAGGTCCTTACGGTGGACCAGAGATTGTTTACAACTTTAATGATGTAGTTACATTCAATGGCACTTCTTATATTTGCCTAGGCAACAACACTACTGGTTACCAACCAGATTCATTAATATCTTGGGATGTATTTGTAGAAAAAGGTGCAACTGGAGCGCAGGGCAATCAAGGCGCGACTGGACCTCAAGGTTCGCAGGGTGTTCAGGGCGTAACTGGCGACAAGTACTCAACCACGTCTTCAACGTCACTCACCATCACGAATAGCGGAACGCTCAATCTTACAGTTGGAACTGGTCTCGCTTATTCCGCCGCTCAAACAATCGTCGTCGCTTTCAACGACAGCAACAACATGAATGGCGAGATCATTTCGTACAACTCCAGTACGGGTGCGCTTTCCATCAATGTGCAATCAAAGGTCGGCAGCGGAACATTCTCCTCATGGGCGGTGAACCTTGACGGTGCTGTCGGACCACAAGGCACTCAAGGTATTCAGGGTTCGCAGGGCGTACAGGGTTCACAAGGCGTACAGGGTGCAACGGGTCCTCAGGGTGTTCAGGGAACGCAAGGCACTGCTGGCGCACAAGGCGCTCAGGGTGCGACTGGCTCACAGGGCGCTCAAGGTAATCAAGGTGCTACCGGAGCGCAGGGTTCTACTGGCGCTCAAGGTGACACTGGGGCGCAAGGCTTTCAGGGAAATCAAGGTGTAACTGGCGCACAAGGCTCAACCGGTTCACAGGGCGTTCAAGGTTCACAAGGCGTTCAAGGTCAAACCGGTTCGCAAGGTTCACAGGGTGAAACCGGCGCTACGGGTTCGCAGGGTTCTCAAGGCGTCGCTGGCGCACAGGGCAGCACCGGGTCACAGGGTTCCGTTGGCGCTCAAGGTGTCGCCGGGGTCCAAGGCGATCAAGGCTTTCAAGGTCATCAAGGTTTCCAAGGTGCGACCGGTAGCCAAGGCGTTCAAGGTGCGACCGGTAGCCAAGGCGTTCAAGGTTCGCAAGGTTCGCAAGGCCTGACTGGCGCGCAAGGTTCGCAGGGGAATACCGGCAGTCAAGGTACGCAAGGTACGCAAGGTCATCAGGGGTATCAGGGTTACCAAGGAACAACCGGAACGCAAGGTGCAGGCGGCGCACTCGGCTACTACGGGTCGTTCTACGACGCAACCGACCAAACCATCTCTGTCGCAAATACCGAGCAAGCCGTTGCTATTGGAAACTCTTACGGGTCAAACGGCATTTCCATTGTCGATGGCAGCAAGATCACTTTGGCCAACCCCGGCACTTACACGCTAGTAGCGACGTTCCAACTTGAAAATCCAGAAAACTCATACGAGTACGCAACCTTCTGGTTGAAACTCAACGGCACCATTTACCCGAACTCCTCCGTCGAAGCAGGACTTGCTCCGCGTAAATCTGCGGGTGAACCAAGTTCGCAGATGGTGACGTTGACGTTTACTGGGACCTCAACTTCCGTCAATGATTACGTTCAGATTTATTGGAGTACTACGGCTGCGACCGTAAGTCTTCAGCACGACGCTGCCCATGTTTCGCCAACGACACCGGTTCGTCCATCCGTAATCGTTTCCATTGCGCAGGTCATGTACACCCAAGTTGGCCCGCAGGGTTATCAGGGCGTGCAAGGAGCGCAAGGTTTTCAGGGTGTCATCGGAAACACTGGCGCACAAGGAACACAGGGTGTTCAGGGTGCAACGGGAACTCAAGGTCCGCAAGGACATCAGGGTGTAACGGGCGATCAAGGCGTTCAAGGCACGACCGGCGCACAAGGTTTCCAAGGGTCGCAGGGTGAAACTGGTCCGCAAGGAAATCAAGGATCAACTGGAGCGCAAGGCAACCAAGGACACCAAGGATTCCAAGGCCAAACCGGTTCGCAGGGAAATCAAGGTGTAACTGGCGCACAGGGCGTTCAAGGTGACCAAGGGGCAACGGGTTCAACTGGCGCACAAGGTTCTACTGGAGCGCAAGGGTTCCAAGGGAATCAAGGCGTTCAAGGTGTTCAAGGACATCAGGGACATCAAGGCGATCAAGGCCCACAAGGTCAAACCGGTAATCAAGGCTCACAAGGTGCGACTGGCGCTCAAGGCGTGCAGGGTCATCAGGGCACAACCGGCGCACAAGGTTCGCAAGGTCAAACCGGACCTCAGGGCATCGAAGGCGCACAAGGCGATCAAGGTTTTCAAGGAAACCAAGGCTTCCAAGGGTCTACGGGTGCGCAGGGCAACCAAGGTTTTCAGGGTGTTCAAGGCGCAACCGGAGCGCAAGGAACTACCGGCGCACAGGGCAATCAAGGTGTTCAAGGATCGCAAGGAGCGACTGGCTCTCAAGGTGACGAAGGCGCACAAGGAACGACCGGTTCACAGGGGTCACAGGGTACAACTGGTTCGCAAGGGGCGCAGGGTTCCACTGGAGCACAAGGCACAACTGGGGCGCAAGGTTTCCAAGGTGTTCAGGGTCTTACCGGTTCACAAGGTAGCCAAGGTGATCAAGGTTCAACTGGAGCGCAGGGCAATCAAGGCACCCAAGGAAATCAAGGAGCGACCGGCGCTCAAGGTCCGCAGGGCTATCAAGGCGTAACTGGCGACAAATACTCCACCACGTCTTCAACGTCACTCACCATTACCAACAACGGAACGCTGAACCTCACCGTCGGCACTGGTCTTGCTTATTCGGCTGCTCAAACAATCGTCATCGCAAATGACGAGAGCAACCATATGAATGGCGAAATCATTTCGTATAACTCTGGTACGGGTGCGCTTTCCGTTGACATTACACACAAGGTCGGCAGCGGAACCTATTCCTCGTGGACGGTGAACCTAGACGGTGCTGTCGGTCCGCAAGGAACTCAGGGTGTTCAAGGTTTCCAAGGGAATCAAGGAACGCAGGGTGTTCAGGGATCTACCGGTTCACAAGGCGCTACTGGAGCACAAGGATCCACTGGTGCTCAGGGTTCGACCGGATCTCAGGGTTCTACCGGCGCGCAAGGAACTCAAGGTGATCAAGGTGTCACTGGTGCGCAAGGCCCTCAGGGTGCTACCGGTTCACAGGGAACACAAGGATCGACTGGCGCACAAGGCGTACAAGGTCATCAAGGCAATCAAGGCGTCCAAGGAACTCAGGGTTATCAAGGCACTGCCGCTCTTTGGAACTTCACTGGCGCATACAGCGGAGGAACCTCTTACGCCATTGGTGATGTTGCGACCTATGACGGGAAGACTTGGTATCGAATCGATTCCAATGGCGGCAACGTCGGTGATACTCCAAGTCCGGGGACGTTCTGGACGCTGCTTGCCGATAAGGGCGCTCAGGGTCCACAAGGCAACCAAGGCTTTCAAGGTGCAACTGGAACTCAAGGCAATCAGGGCGTTCAGGGCACGACTGGCGCGCAGGGTGTTCAAGGGCATCAGGGTTTCCAAGGTGCAACCGGTTCTCAAGGTTCGCAAGGCGTAACCGGAGTAACTGGCGACGAGGGTCCGCAAGGTGTGACCGGCGCACAGGGGCCACAAGGAAACGCTGGCGTTCAAGGCTCTACAGGTTCGCAAGGAGCGCAAGGTCATCAAGGTGACGATGGCGCACAGGGAAATCAGGGCGTTCAAGGTGCGCGCGGTTTCCAAGGCTTTCAGGGTCCGCAAGGCGATCAAGGTGCGACTGGCGCGCAGGGTGCGCAGGGTGTTCAAGGTTTCCAAGGTGTTACTGGCGCTCAGGGAAGCCAAGGCAATCAGGGTGTTCAAGGACATCAGGGTTTCCAAGGGGACGTAGGCGCACAGGGCGCAACTGGAGCGCAAGGAAGTCAAGGCCCACAGGGGAACACTGGCGCACAAGGTGTGCAAGGACATCAGGGCGTCGAAGGTCCCCAAGGCGACCAAGGCGCTACCGGAGCGCAAGGTAGTCAGGGTGTTCAGGGTGCAACCGGCGCTCAAGGAACAACTGGTTCACAGGGTGCAACTGGAAGTCAGGGCGCACAGGGTCATCAAGGATTCCAAGGCGACACTGGCGCACAAGGCTCAACCGGTTCACAAGGTGCAACTGGCTCACAGGGCGCTACTGGTGCGCAAGGCGCTCAAGGTGATCAAGGAGCAACCGGAGCGCAAGGGGCAACCGGTGCGCAAGGGGCAACGGGAAGTCAGGGCGCTACCGGCGCTCAAGGTGCTGAAGGACCACAAGGCGACACCGGCACTCAAGGTGCGACAGGTGCGCAAGGTTCTGTAGGCGCACAAGGCTTTCAAGGTGTAACTGGTTCACAAGGCGCACAGGGTTCTACTGGCGCGCAAGGCTCTCAGGGGTTCCAAGGCAACCAAGGATTCCAAGGAAATCAAGGCGCTACAGGCGCTCAAGGTTCACAAGGCTTTCAAGGCGCACCATCGGAAGGCTTCACCACCTTTGCGGTTTCAGGTCAATCTGATGTCGTTGCTGACAACCTAAACGACACGCTCACGCTTGCCGGAATCTCAAACATCCAAATCACCACAACCGCTGGAACCGACACGATTTCGGTTGGCGTCAATGAGGACCCGACATTCCATTCACCAACAGTCAATGGTGACGGGGACGATGTAAACCTTCTTGCTCTCACCAACTCGCATCCCAACTCTCGAATCTCGCTGGACAACACGGCCACAAGTGGACGTGAGTACCGAATCATTTCAACAGGTACCGGCTCGGCAATCACCGCTGGATCACTTGCCATTTATGACGCTGACGCATCCGCCGTTCGACTGCGTGTCGCTTCTGACGGCACCGTCTATGTCGTAGGCACACTTGATGCCAACGCTATTGCCGTTACATCCACGACTGTAGTTACGAACCTCAATGCCGATCAGTTGGACGGCCAGCATGGTTCGCATTACTTGGACTGGACGAACACAACCAATAAGCCTGATCCGACGATCACGCTTGGTGGTGACCTCACCGGTTCGGTGACTCTTACTGACTTGGCATCCGGAACTCTTACGGCCACTATCGCTGCGAACTCAGTTGCTCTCGGAACCGACACGACGGGCAACTATGTATCTGACGTTACGTCTGGTACGGGTATAACTGTCACTCACACGCCGGGTGAAGGTTCAAGCGCAGCAATCGCTTTGACGAACAGTTCAGTGACGGTCAATGGAACATCTATTTCATTGGGTGGTTCTGGCACTGTCACGGCTGCTGCCGGAACGCTTACTGGGGCAACGCTGAGTTCTGGTGTCACCGCCTCAAGTCTTACCAGTGTTGGCATTCTTAACAATCTGAATGTAACAACAACTAACGCCGCTACTACGCCTCTAACTGTAAAGGGTGCGTCCCTTCAATCTGGCCCACTTCAGGCTTGGACCAATAGTTCTAGTCAAAATCTTGCTTATGTAGATTTCAACGGCAAAATCGTTTCACTTGAATCCATTCGAGTTGAAGGCGGATCAAGTGCCGCTGAAGTTGGTTATTTTATAACTTCAGCAAATACCACAAAAGGTATTGTTGTTACAGGGCAAAACACACAAACTGCGAATCTTCAAGAATGGGGATTGGTATCTGGAGTTTTGGCATCAGTATCACCTGCTGGCCTTATAACCACAGCAAGCGACATAGCGGTAAATGGTGGGGATATCACCACAACTAGCACAGGAACTGCGACTGTCTTCAACACCAATGCCACTACGCTCAACCTTGGTGGCGCTGCAACAACAGTAAGTATCGGTGCGGGGTCAGGTACAACGACTGTAAATAATGCTCTAGTCGTAACCGGCGATCTTACGGTCAACGGAACTACCACAACGGTCAATACAACTACCGTTTCAGTAGACGACAAGAACATCGAACTCGGTGCCGTAGCAAGCCCCACGGATGTGACTGCCGATGGCGGTGGCATCACCCTCAAGGGCGCAACCGACAAAACCATCATCTGGGTAGATGCAACGGATTGTTGGACATTCAATCAAGACGTCGATCTCGCCTCAGACAAGGCCTACAAGATCAACGGAACCACCGTTATCGGTGCTACGAGTCTTGGTGCTGGAGTAACATCATCAAATCTCAATACCGTCGCAACGATCGGTACCGGAACGTGGCAAGGCACAACGATTGCTGGTGCCTACGGTGGTACTGGTGTCGCCAACACGGGCAAGACGATTACTCTTGGTGGCAACGTAACGACATCAGGTGCTTACGCCGTAACCTTTACGCTTACTGGGACAACCTCAGTCACTATGCCAGTTTCAGGTACAGTGATTTCAACACTCAACCCCAATCTCATCGCTGATGACGATCAGTTGATTCTCGCTTCGCAAATCTTCGGAAGGTAATAATGGCTACTTACGCTAAAACAATCTTGAGCGGTTCTACTGATGGGCGTGCCATCAAAGTGGCTGCTACGGCAACGGCTGGAACGACAATCCACACCGGATCGTCAACCGCCTCGACCCTTCACGAGATTTGGCTTTACGCCGTCAACTCCTCAGCGAGTGCCGCCGTGAAACTGACTATTGAGTGGGGTGGGGTTTCTGCTCCCGACGATCACATCGAACTTACGATTCAGCCCGAGTCAGGCCTTGTTCTTGTGGCCCCCGGTCTTTTGATCAAGGGCAATGCAACTCCGCTTGTCGTGCGTGCCTTCGCCGGTACCACGAACGTCATTACAATCCACGGTTACGTCAACACCATTACCTGATCATGAGAGAAGTCAGCCAGTACGTTTCTGAACCTACATTGCAAGTGCCTGTCGGCATGATTGTTATGTATGGGTCAGTAACCAACATTCCAAAGGGTTGGTTGTTGTGTAATGGTACGGGCTACGCAACTACTACTTATCCTGCACTTTTTGCTGTGATCGGAACAACCTACGGTTCAAGTGGCGGTTTTCAAGTCCCAAACTTTACAGATCGCATTCCCGTTGGGGCGGGTGGAACAGCAACTGGCGCTCTCACGGGGACAAACGGCGCAGGCCTTGGCATTACCGAAGCGGGCTTGGGTCGGGCTATCGGTTCAACTGGCGGTCATGCGTCGGTGCAACTTACTACTACCCAGTCCGGAATGCCCGGCCATAGACATACTTACACTGATTTCTATCGATCTACGGGAATCATCGTTTCAAGCGGATCTACAGGTATTGCTTCAAACTCTCAATCGGAAGTCACACGAGCCACAACAAGTAATCCCGCTGACGCAAGTGCAGTATCAAGTCATACCAACCTTATGCCCGGTTTGACTATTGCCTTTATTATTAAGGCGACATAATGGACGAGTACGTTTCTAGCCCAGTATCTCTTGATCGTTTCCTGTTTCCAGTTGGAACTATTTTGAACTGGACGACAACAACAGTCCCAAAGGGGTGGCTTCTTTGTGATGGTACCGGCTATGCGATAGCGACGTATCCGGAACTTTATGCAGCGATTGGAACCAGTTTCGGCTCATCTGGCGGTTTTCAAGTACCAAACTTCTCATCAAGAACGCCATATGGCACTGATGCCTTCGTCGGCGCAACTGATGGTGTGGCTACCGTTACTCTCACCGGCGCTCAAACGGGTTTTAAAAATCACTTCCACAATACATTTGACTTCAGCACTGAAGGCTTTAGCCTTGCCGACACCGGAAGTAGTGCATCGGCTGCTTTCAACAGGGTCGATGTGGGTGGGTCCACAAGTACGGCTGCTGCGGCAAATGCTGCTTCTTCTCATAACAACCTTCAGCCATACAGATCATTGAGTTTCATCATTAAGGCTTTCGGATGAAAAGAAACCAAGCATCACGGCCCGTGTCTCAACAAACCCGAAAGATACCTGCCGGACTCGTAAGCATTTGGCCCTCAAGCACCATTCCACCGGGTTGGTTGTTGTGTAATGGGAGTGCGTATGACATAGCAACATATCCGGCTCTTTATGCTGCTATCGGAAACACCTATGGAAGCGCATCGCCCACCTTTTCAGTTCCTGACATGAGGACATTTGTGCCTTATTACACTGGAACATTGAATGCCACGGGCGGTACAAGTACCGAAACCCTTACGGCTGCCCAATCCGGACTGGTTAGTCACGCCCACACCTATGTAGATTTTTATCACAACAGTCAATACACAAACGTCACCGACAGTGGCAGCGGAGTTTCCGGCATCCGAAACGCCGCTAGCGCCACGGAAACATCAACCGAACTCGTAATCGGAGTTACTGGTTATGATGCGGGTGTTGGAGCCTCTGCGGCGCATACAAACCTTCAGCCATACCTTCTAATCAACTTCATTATAAAAACGTAGGAGCATCATGGGACTCGAAAATCTTCCAGACAGCACACGACCCGCTGAAATCTTCGGATTCAAACCAAGGCAAGTATTTGACAGGGACATGGGCGCACGTTCATGTGGCTTTGAAAGCGAAGCAGACCTTCTTGAAAATGGCACAGAACGAGACAGAGAACGCCTTCGGCTTCATGCTGAAACGTGGCAAGAAAACAATGACCAGATCACTGACTGGCTTGAAAACCACATGAAGACGGCGCAGGCCGTTGTTGACTTGGATGCTCGTCTTGACGTTCTGGAACTACGAACCTCTGAGCAGGCTGCACGCATTCGCGCTCTTGAGGCTCGAATCGGTATTGAATCTATTGATAAGTAGGCGGTACTGATCTAGAGTCACCACATGGACTCTGGCCTTATTTCCGTATTGCTTATTGGCAACAAGTCACCCGTTGAAGAACTCGTACTCAACAACACCGCAGAGTATGAGGCTGACGGATTCTCCGTATCTGACATTCCGGAAGACACCGACATTGCCTTCGTTCTAGCGTCTCATCACTACAGCGTGATCTGCACGTTCGGTGACGCTGAGGACTATCCGAATCTGAATAGGCAATCTATTGAGGTTCGGAAGCGTTGGCTGCACTACGACTCTGAAGTATCTCTGTCTGATGTAGCCCACGATGTGATGGGCGCATACATGAGTACGGCGACTCAGAAGCGTTTCCCTGAGACACCCCTCGTTTCGGTGTTTACTCCTACCTACAACACCGGTACCGGCCTACTCCGACCGTATAAATCTCTCTGCGAACAAAACTATGACAACTGGGAATGGGTCATCTACGACGACTCCCCTAACGACAAGACATTTGAAATCGCCAAAAGCCTTGCCGCCCATGACCGTCGAATCAAAGTCTTCAAAGCAGCAACCCCATGCGGGCGCATCGGTGAAGTCAAGCGTCGATGCTGCGGACTGGCCAGCGGAGCAATCTTTGTAGAACTTGACCACGACGATGAACTCACCGTCAACTGTCTAGGCGACATCGTTGAAGCCTTCCAGACATTCCCCGAAGCAGGCTTCGCCTACACCGACTGCGCCGAGATTCTCGATACAGGCGAAAATGCCACCTATCCGGACGGATACGCATTTGGCTTCGGCTCGTACCGCTACGAGGACTACAGGGGCCATACATACGCTGTGGCGAACTACCCGTCCGTAAACGCTAAGACTGTGCGTCATATAGTGGGGATGCCGAACCATGCTCGGGCTTGGACTCGCGAGGCGTACTACGCAGCCGGTGGACACAACCCCGAGATTCATGTGGCTGATGACTATGAACTTTGCATCAGGACTTTCCTGACAACTCGAATGGTTCACGTCAAGAGGTTGGGGTACATCCAGCACATCAGCACGTCTGGTTCAAATACCCAGAGGGTTCGCAATAAAGAGATCCAACGGCTCGTAAGATATTTCGCTTACCAGTACGACACGGAAATCCATGAGCGGTTTGAGGAACTTGAAGTGGACGATTACATTTGGACCGTTGCGGGTAATGACTGGTCTTTGGAACCAAGCGACAATCACGAAGCAAACTTGACATTGGAGTAAAAACAAAATGACGATTTCTATTGACGCTTCAGAACTGATCGAACGTCTTACAGCAACAATCGGTCGCCTGACCGTTGAAGTAGAAACAAAAGACGCTGCATTGGAAAAAGCACAACGGTTAATTTTTGACATGGAAAAAGCGTTGCAATCAAAAGTAACCGAACAACTGGACCCGACAGATGTCGACTGAACTCGATGCCGTCTCAGTCTGGCACAACGACAATCACCAAATTCACCTTCTGCTCAATAAAGCCCAACTAATCATCACTTCAGTCGACTGCCCGGGCGCCGAAGAATGCCAGCACCACCGTGTTGGCTGCATTGTCCGTTATTTCATTAACACTTATGGTCTTGAATGCAATGTTGGCGTAATCGAGCCACAGCCAACACTTCAAATAGCGTGGACCGTCAACGGGGACACTCACGATATCGATGCCTGCCAAGTTTGGATCATTCCATCCGAGGACGAAGCATTTTCGGCGTGGGCCATTATTCAGTAACTATCCTGCTATCGAAACAGTGGCGACAAAACTGATGCGGGCCACAAGATCCACAGAAATTACAACAGGGTCCGCAGAACACTTCGGCGAGCGCTAGTTCGTAGGAACTGTGCATATGATCGATTTGTTGTTCGTATTCATCTAGCAAGTCTTCATAGTCATCGGCTAGTGCTCGATTGTTTAGCCATCCGACTAAAAGAAGTCCGGTCAGAAAACCCATTGATCCTCCAAAAATAGTATGGATAGATCTTAACGGCCATTGTTAGAAAAGTGGTGCGTTTTCTCCATCTTCAAGCCAAAGAGGATCGATCGCTTCGTAAAACCGATGTATATCAGGGTGTTTTTTGGCCGTTTTTATCTTAATTGTGTACACATTTCTGTTCTTGACTTTTGTTCTTGCTATGACTCCAGAAGCAACAAGTTTTGATACAGACCTAGCAACGTTGGATTCCGTTACCCCAAGCATTACCGAAATCTCGCGCAACGTGATTCTTGGGTTTTCTGCGATGCATACAAAGACTCGTCCTGCGGCGGAGAGCAGAGGCAGTGTTCCTTTTGGCGCGTACTGGATAACTCCACGTTCATCGAGCGCCCGCATTACTTGCTCGGTAATTGCTTCTGCAGATAGATCGCTATCGGTATCCAGTGCTTGGTTAATTGCGTTTTGTACTGGTGCTTTGAGTGGGTGATCATTCATGGTGCTGGCTTTCGAACATATGTTCAGCGTATACTCATCGGCAGCGCCAATGCGACTGCCATGGACACGACAAACTACCGCCCAAACGCCCTGCAGTTTTTGATCGGGCCGCTATTCCTTCTTTGTGCTGCGCTTGTTTATAACGGGATTATGCGAGGTTTGGGTCGGCCGAGTATTTCTCAGGGCGTTCGTTGGATTGCTAATCAAAGGATGGGTGCCGAAATTGCCGGTGGAGTTATCGGCGGTTTGGTTGCTCATTGGTTGCTCAATGATGGGGAGAGTTGGAAGAAATGACGTCTTTGAAAGAACGGCTTTCGATGATTGAAACAGTTCAGGGCCAACGGCCTTGTCGAGTCAGAGAGATTAAGACAGAACTCGATAGCGACACTGCTGAAATTCTTGAGAACCTCTTGACTGGCAGTAAAACTTCACTTCGGGCCATTCATGCCGAACTCCGTGAATCAGGTATCCGTGTAGCCCGCGAAGCATTAGGCGTTCATCGCAACAACTGGTGCGGGTGTAAAGAAACGAGAACAACATGAATCTGTCCGATCGACTCTCATCTTTAGAAGGTCGCGAAGAAGAACCCGAAGCAAGTCGCGAACGCACCGTTCCCTCTGGATGGGAACCCGGAGTTGTCTGGGATGGTACTCAAGGAATTATCACAACCGGAACTCTTGACAGCCCCCCCGGTGAATGGGACGACCTACTCCGAGCACGAGGACTCGACCCTGAAGAATACGAAGTCGTCGGCGACACCATGCGATGGTGTTCATGGGACGGATGGAAGCGCGACGAACAAGGCGAACAAGCGGTTTCCTGCATCCAATATTCATTTAAAGCGGAGATTCGGCGGCGACGAAAACTTGAAGCACTTCCTGAAGATGTATATCAGGAGGTTCGGAAGGCCAAAAAGACCAAGAAAAGCCCCCCAACCGGTGACGCCACTTTTGTCGTTGCTCTGTCGGACTGGCAAATTGGTAACTGTGACGGCGGAGGAGTCGAAGCGCAAGCAAAAGCAGCAGCCGCTTTAGTTGAATCAATCCCAGACCGCATTGCTGATCTTCGGCGCGCGCGCGTAGGAATCGGACAGGTTTGCATCGCCGGACTTGGCGATCTTGTTGAAAACTGCCAAGGCTTCTATAGCGCCCAACCGTTCCGAGTGGAACTCGATCGACGGGATCAGGTCAAGTTTGTACGTCGAGCCGTACGAGACATCTTTATGGCCGTCGCTCCACATACAGATAAATTAATCGGGGTTGCGATTCCCGGTAATCATGGCGAAAACCGGCAAGGCAAGAAGGCCTTTACTGCAGTACATGACAACGATGACGTCGCAGTCTTCGAACAAGTGGCCGAGATACTTTCCACGAATCCTTCAGCCTATGGACACATTGGGTGGAGACTAAGTAGGGACGAAATCGCAGTCTCTTTAAATTTGTCTGGCACAAATGTTGCTTTCACACACGGACACGTCGCACGCCCCAAAGGCAACGCAGCCGAAACCCTCTGGGGATGGTGGCAATCACAAACCATGGGCAGGGCATACCCCGGAGTAGCCGACTCACAACTACTCATCGCCGGTCACTACCACCACCTGAACGTCAAAGAACAAGAAGGCCGAGCAGTCTTCATCACCCCATCACTCACACAAGTATCCGAATACTGGTCCGACATGACAGGAACCCGCACCCGAGCCGGAACCCTCTCAATGGTCGTCGCCCCAGACGGATGGGGAGAAATGACCCTCCTATGAAGGACTGGTTCGATGAATGGCTCAACAGCCCAAACCACAACGAACACCTTCCAACACCACCAAACGACCTCGACCGAGATGGGCTATATCAAGACTCCCGGTACTACGAACAACGGTTCGACTACGAGCAAGAGCCAGACGAACTCAACTTCGCCCAACAACTCCTTTACATCGCATTCTCATCACTCGTATACGCCATCATCGGACTATGCGCACTCCTACTCGCAACAACCGCAATCCTCCTCATAATCGCAGTAATCATCAACAACCAACTAGCCCAATGGGCAGCAGTAATAGCCCTCGCCACACTCGCCCTCCACTGGAGCAAAAAAGGACAAGCACCGTGAAAACCAACCAGCAGCGAATGGGCGTCAAGAAAGCACCAACCAAACCAGTACAACCCAAGCCCGCCACCGACAAAGCGTCGCGACCTACATCCACGTCCTCCCCAGAACCCGTATCCATCCCTAGGGGAGAGAAGAACACGGGGGAAGCAAAGAACACTCCAATAGTCAAACTCACCTATGGAGTCGGAAACCAATACAAAGCCTATGACCTCCACCCCGAATGGGACCGCTACGTCATCATCGAAATCCTCTGGATCGACGCAGTAGCCAACGCCATCACCGAATGGATGGACATCGACGACCTACAAGAAATCCAACCCTGCGAAACACTCTCAGTCGGATACCTCATCACAGACCACCCCGAATGGGTAACCATCATCTCCCTAATGAACGACTCCACAGGCGGACACTCAATCACCATCCCCCGCGGAATGATCCTCAAAATCCAACAACTCCACCGATGAGCAACCCCGAAAACCCACCCAACCAAAAACAACCCAACAACAACAACCCAAAAGAAATACACACAACAAACCAACCAAACCCCAAATGGCGAAACAACGCCAACTGCAAAGGCAAAGGCGAACTCATGTTCCCCAAAGCCTACAAAGACATCACCTACATACCCGCCGCACGCTCACTATGCCGCAACTGCACAGTCCAAACCCAATGCCTCGAATACGCACTCCAATTCCCCACAGCAGACCTACACGGAGTATGGGCAGGACTAACCCCCCGACAACTCGCAGCAGAACAACGCAAACGAGGAATCAAACCCATACGACCCACACTCGCACAAATGTGGGCAAACCGCCTCTAAACCACCCGAATCCCACACTCATTACAAAAACCCATACCATCATGCTCCCAACGGTAATCACCCTCCTGCACCGCCGGACAAGACACCTTCCCACACGGAGTAATAATCCGCTCACCAACAGCCCAAACACGAATCATGTCAGCAGTCGTAGGCAACGGTGCACGAGCCGGTGGAGGCTCAGGTAGCGACAGGTCAGCACGCAACTGTGTTTGAATTGCTTCGACCAGCCATGCGTTTAAAGTGCAGTCAAGTTTCTCTGCATGTTCGATAAGTTGATTTTTAAGCCAGCCGGGTAGGCGTACTTGAATGTAGTTGGGTCCGGTGGTGGCTGATTTTTGTGGGGGTCTAGGCACCGCGGTCTCGGCGGATGAGGGCGAGTAGGTAGTCGGTGATGGTGAGGTCGGAGGCTTCTGCGGAGTCGATGAGATAGTTTTTTTCGTCGGCTGGGATGCGGAGGGTGAGGGTTGTGGTGGTGGTGGCTTTTTTTGGGGGGCGTCCGGGTTTTGCGTTCATGTTTTGAGTGTAGTGGGTTTGGGGGTTTGGTTTAGCCTCTGAGGCGGTGGCCGCATTTGAGGCAGAATTCGGCCCATGGGTAGGTTCGGCGTTGTTCGGTGGGGTGGGTGCAGTCGAGTAGTTCGCGGGTGCGGGTGTTGAGGGTGTCTCGGATGTATTCGGAGAGGTTCATGCCGTGTTGGTCGGCTGCTTGTTTCCAGCGGTTGCGGTCGTGTTCGGTGCAGCGGATGAGGATTTGGGCGGTTGCTGGGTTGCCGGGGGTGGATCCGGTGTTGGGTTGGATGGTGTGGTTGAGGTGTTGGGTTTCGTGTGTGATGGCGGCTTCGATGTTGTCGTTCATTCTTCGATGATTTCTGCGTCGGTGATGTTGTCGGGTGTGTCGAGGATTTTGTTGACGGTTTCTGGGGGGAGGACTCCGGCGGCGCCCATGAGTTCGAGGAGTTGGCGTGCTTCGGTTTCGGGGTTGAAGGCGTCGATGTGTGCGGGTGTGTCTGCGCCTGCGAGTGCTGCTCGTTGTGGTTCGTTGTTTTCGACCATTACGTTGATGTTGGTTTGTTCCATTCCGAGGAGGCGGGCGCGTCTGTCCATGACGGAGAGGACTTGTTGGACTGCGCGGAGGTCGGGTTCGAGTGTGACTTCGGTTCCGTCGTCGAGGGTGACTTTGCGGTGTTGGGTGAGGGGCCAGACTGCTTGTTGGAGTGCGTCGAGTCTTTCTAACTCTAGACGGAGTACTTCGGGGTATGCGAGTAGGGCTTCTCGGTTGAGTCGTTCGAGTTGGCGTCGGATTCCGGAGTTCACTGCAGATGTTGACAGTCCGAATCTGCGTGCGATTTCACTTGAAGACACACCAGACTGACGCAACTTGAAAATCCGTAGATCCCGTTCAGCCAAAAACTCTCGGGTCAAACTTTGTTCAGCCATACCCACATACTATGACGTTAAAAACTCCACAACCTCAAAAGGCAAAACTTTGCCTCGTTTAATCTTAGTAGGCCTATGACGGACGTCTCTGTCCCCCCGGAAGTTGCCGACTTTGTAGACGTGGGGTTCGTTTGCCGTCAGGTCGGGTTCGAGGGTGAGGCCGAACTCTGGCCAGCGTGACCAGACTGCTGATCCGAAGGGGCGGAGTTCTCTGCCGCTGTTGCCGCCGAGGGGGGCGTGGTGTTCCATCCAGAGGGCGAAGCCGTAGGTGGTTCGCAGGTAGTCTAAGTATTTTACAACTTCGACGATTACTGCTTCTGATGTTTTAGTCCCCGGGTCTACGAAAGATTTATACAAAGGTCCGAGGCATACGAGATCTGGTTTGGTTTTCTCGATCGCTTCTTCGATCATGACTCGATCGGGGGCCGACAGCAGATTCATCCCTGCAGGTTTGATTAGGAGATGGGCATGAACTGGTCCAGCGCCCCCTGAGAGGCGCCTAGACGCCCCCACAATCGACGTAGACATTCTCCTGATGATTCTCTGAGGGTTCTCCAAATCGATGGTTAGCGTGCGAATTGGATCCATCTTCTGATATGTGAATGGATTTATCCCTGCAGCGGAGGCGATGGCGACCTGTCGGGCAAGCATCGTCTTACCCACACCTTCAGCAGCGACGATGATCACACGGTCTTCACGCTCCAGCAGCCCGGGGATTAGCCAGTCGTAGGAGTCGTCGACTTCTTCGTCGATGAAGTCGAGCCAGCCGACGAGGCGTCCTTGATCGAACGTCGGGTCAGCCCCGGGGGCGAGTCTGTCAACGAAGGAGTGGATGCGGCCGGTCATTGAGCCGGGGGACAGGTCGAGGGTTTTAAGGTTCTCGATCTGTTCGATTAGTTCGTCTAGCAGATGAGGGGCTGCGGGGCTTCCCTCCTCATCCGGTGCGGGGCTGTCGTACCTGACATCGTCGGGATTCCAGATGATGAGGGATTCGAAATCGCCACCGTCATCAAAATAATCGGTGACATCTTTGTGTCCCTCTGGTGGAGCGCACAGTGTCACTTTGATACCAGCGTCGCTCAGTACGGTGTGAACATCTAAAGCATGTTTGATGCCGGGTGTGTCGTTGTCTCGAAGAATGTAAACATCGGCACCTTTGAGTGCTTCAGTGTGAATGTCGAGCCACTTGCCTGCACCGCCGGGCATTGTTGTTGCGACTTCTCCGCATTCAATGAGAGTGTTCGCGTCTTTTTCGCCTTCAACTAGCCAAACTGTTTCGCCGGTTTGGGCTGCCGCTAAAACTTCTGGGAGTCGGTAAAGAACTTTTGGTGTGTCGCCGAGGGAGTATGTCCATCCGCCGTTTTCATCTGGGCGTCGTTGTCGAAAAGTTTTGCGTCCGTCCTGATTTATGTAACGTTCTTTTTGGAAGAGGAGGTTTCCATTTTCATCTGTGTAATCGTAAGTCGCAATTTTTGTCAGTCGATCTCGAACAGGTTCTTTTGTTTCTGGGAACAAATCTGTTTTCTCCAGATCCATCGCTGAACAGATCTCATCCAAATCGCAACCGTCACCTCGATGACAGGTAACAAGAACTCGTCCGTCTCGTCCTTCACCAACATGCAGACTTGGATTGTGATCGTCGTTTCTACATGGGCATCGAGCGGACCAGCCAGATCCATCTGCTCGAACACCTTCCAATTTCGCCAGAAAGTTTTGAACAGTTAAAGATGCCTTACTCATTTTGCGATCCTATAGCGATCAAGTTCTGCTTCGGAACGAACGATTTCGTAAATTTTTAAAAACATTTCTCGATCACCGTTGGTGTGAAGGACCTGAGTTCCGGCGCCGCTGCGTCGAATAGTTTCTTGAACTAGAGGGTGAAGTGGTGTGAAATCTTCACCGTTGCTCGCTGCAACAGCATTTGCACGATACCCAGCCCATGCTTCAGGTCCTTCAGGTGGTGCGGGTTCTGGGGAGAACATGTCGATTGTTCGACGTCTCAATGTTCCCGGTCGAGGCGCCCAAGGCTTATCTTCAATGATGATTAAATCTAAGGCCTCTAAAGTTTGTTCGAAATCTAAATCTTTCACGACTCGATACCAAGATTCGTACGTTGTCTTCCTCTGGTTCAACGAAATCTCAACGGTCCAAGTTGAAAGAATGCGATCGACGAGGAGAACCACTTCGTTCTTAGTCATCGCTATTCAAAAACTCTGCACTTGCAGAATCCCCATTTTCAGCAAACATTGTCGCAAACCGTTCAATGTGCGCGCTGTCCCTGAGGATGAGTTCAATGTCGTCGTACTTTTTTCCTCGTGGGTTATCACCCATGTGCCAATCAGACATTGCACATCCGGAGATTGCGTCCATACAAGTTTCAACACCGTAGTCCTTAATAGCCCTAGAAATTTTTGACCGCCTCTTATCTGACAAGACTGGAGTTGGGCCTTTGCCGCTCGATCTGAACGTGGTGACCCAAAAGTCGAATACTTCCTTAACGCCACTATTCGAAATATTCACCGTTGAAGGTTTTTCAATCATGGTGTTCCTTTCAACGCCCTCGCGCGCGCAGTCTTACGAATAAGGCTGGTAGGGCTTTTACGTTTTGTAGTTATTCCACGTTTGAACTAATTCAAAACGAGAAAGTTTTTCCAACAGATGGTTTAGTTCGACCGAAGGTCGTACTTAACCGGGGGGTTTGGGGGTCTAACCCCCAACTGGAAGGGGGGTTCGGGGGGAAACCAATCCGGACCGCTTGACACCTGTCGGTACGCGTCGAACTAGACCAAAAGTATTTTGGAAAAATCTAGTTGAGCGTAGTTGTGTTCCGGAAATTTGTGGCGTCTCATGTCGCTCGATACGAGATGCGGATGTCTTTCTACAACATGCGGGCATCAGAATCAACACGCGATCAGGATTTTTTTTCGGACGGCTTCAGGGGCAGCAGGAATGTTCCGCTTTCCCACATGATTCCGATTGCGGAATAGCCAACGATGTCGAGGAGTGTGTCTTCAATTGACTCGTTGTTTGGTTCGAAATCGCTACCGTAAAGATTTTTCAATCGTGCGACTTTGTCGTGGCATCGCATGAGGAGTCCGTCGCGACCGAACCGGCGAATGTTTTCGTGTCCGTAGTCTCGCTGTTTCCTTACGAGGACTTCAGCGACGTGTTCGAGTTCTAGCGGGTGTTTCCATTCCACGCTTAGTGAGATGGCGCTTGATCCGATGACTGCCCAGCCTAGTTTCATGGCTTCGGAGTTTTGGTTTCCGCTGTTGTAGAACTGGTCGATTGCTTTGTCTACGAGGTTTCGTGTTACGTCGGGTCCGTCTGCGTCGATGATTAGGTCGTAGATGGATTCAAGCGAGCGGCGAGCGGCGTCGTCCCAGTTTGTTGGTTCGTTATTCATCGTTTTCCTCATTGTCTGAATCTAAGAAGAGTCTCTCTAGTGGAGTTTCGCTTTCGAAGTGTTTTTCGGCGGCTAAGCATGCGTCTTGGATAAGTGTGTCGATGTATTTGGCTGTTGCTGGGCCGTCACCGATTCCCCTGATTGTTTCGATTGGGGTGGCGGCGACGAGTTGCTGTGGATCGAGTGTTGAGATTATTTTCATTCGTTCCCACTCGATTGCTTTGCCGGGTGTTGCTAGCAGGAAAATCCATTGGTGGTTTTCGTTTTCGGCACAGCCGATCAGGTTGGGGTCGTTTTCCCAGCCTTTAGGAATTCTGTGTGGTTCGTAGGTCATGTGTTTTCTGTTTCGTAGGGTTTGACGTTGAGGCTTTTGAGGAGATCGAAGGAGTTTCCTGCGATTATTTTCAGTTCTTCGCGGCTCTCGTGGTTTTTGGTGGTTGATTCGGTTTCGCAAAGTTTGATGAATCCGAGTTCCAGTAGTTTTCGCATTGCTTCTGTTTCCTCGGGGTTGAGGAGTATGAATGTTTTTTTGCTGGTTTGGATTGTTTCGGCCATGGTTAGACCTTAGCGTCAAGGTTTGCGTCGATTATGGAAGACGTGTCTCCGCTAACACGAAGCACGATGCAGTCGTTGTCGGCGGTGCCGATGACATCGAATTCGATTTCGCAAAGTCGAATGTCATCGACGAGCAGTTCGGCAAGTCGGTCGTAGAAACTATCGAGATCTAAATGAACGATGTCGATGAGGGGAATGACGACCTCGCCGGTGATGAACCCGTTTCGGTTTGATGCGGCAATGATTTCGTCGATGTTTGTGTAGGTACTCATGATCAGACGCTCTCAATCGCTTTCTCTCGAAGTTCGCAGACAGCATCCTGCCACGACTGCCAGTCTTCTTCACCATCTTCGTCATGCCCCAACTCAGGCCAGTCCGATTCGGGAACTTCGTAGATTGACTCTTGTCCATCCTGAAAGCAGGCTGCACCGATAGAACACATGCCCTCTTCGGTCCAGTCGGTCTGAAAGGTGAGGGTTGGGAAGAGTCGTGAGATTTGAGACAAACCCTCTATGGCTGGTGACCACGCAGTTGCGTACTTCAGCATGAGATAGTCGGCGTAGATAATGATTTCAGTATCGCAGTCCGCCCACTTGGTCCCCCAGTTTCGGAGGCACCATGAGTAGCCGCTGTCGGTAAAGGCGCGCGCAATCGCATTGCCGTCCTTGTCGAGAATGTCTTCTCCTTCGAGTTCCGCTGGGAACGGAACAAGGTTTTTGAGAATGGTGATGGATTCGTCGGAGTTGGTGATTGCCGCTACGAATCGTTTGAGTTCGTCGGCGTCGCCGGTAATGGTTAGGTTGTTATCGCACCAGTTGGGCATGATTGCCTCTTTCGTTAGTAGGTGTAGGTAATCTTATCGGGGGGGCAGTAGCCCGTGTCAGGTTCTTGCTGGGAGTTCGAGTCGCTCTTTCCAGCACAGATCGTCGTTGATCGCGACAATCGAATACTGATCGACGGCCTCGTCTTCGACGAGCCACTTCTCACACAACGCGGTGATCTCGTCGATCGCACGTCGGTACGACTGATCTAGTGACGCCCATGTGTCTACTAGGTCATCGTGGTGGTGAAGTTTTTCACGGACCGTGATGATCCCTTCTGTGGTTGAGAGGGCGATCAGGAACTCGTAGAAGTGGTGGTTCTGATCGTACTTGAGGTTTGAGGTGTAATCCATTGTGATTCCTTAGGGGTAGTAGGGGAGTTCAGTACCAGCAGTCGGTGCCGTCAGCGTTTTCTGCGACCCAGCGAAGCCACCATGCGGCGTACACGCAGTAGTCTTTTTCTTCGATGGCAGCCGCTTCGATTCCGGTTTCTAAATAGTCGATTGTGGACGGGTCGGCAACCCATTCGGTGTCGGCGATTGCGTCCTCAATGAAGGTGGCGAGTTTCAGACATTCTTGAGGCGACTTGTAGTCGCCGTCAGCGTTTGAGCCGTAGAAAGAGATGCCTTCCGTCTCGTCATAAGAAATGCCAAGCACGTTTTCTAGCAACTCGTTTCCGAGTTTGCCTCGATACCAGCAATCAGTTCCGAAAATACCGATAACGCCACCGTCGGTTGGGCGGCTCTCGTCGTTGTACCACGGACAGCCACCGGCTTCTTGCGTAGCCTTACAGTCGATGACGAGTGCGGGCGAACCGTCCTCTTCGACAAACGCTTTGCCTTCTCGGTCAAGGCGTGGGGTTAGGACGGCTGTGCCGCCGCTTTTGCAGGGGTAGTTGTGGGGAATGTTATCGAGTCCCATGAGAATTTCCTTAGTGGTAGTAGGTATGTGTTGCTATGTAGGAGACTACCGTGCGTTCAGATAAATCACAACGCTTCGGTTTGTGATCTTCGTCACTTCTTTCGACGAACGACCCTCTTCGACGAGGAACCCTCTTGCAGAGCAGCCTTCCGCTCCGCCTCGGCGTCACGAATCAAATAGGCGCCACGTTCCGTCTTGATAAACGCAAGAGGATTTTCGTTGATGAACTTCATTGCTGTTGCGTAAGAAACTTCTCCGGCTTCAGCGAGTTCACTAGGAGTGACGATTGAGTCAGCGTTATCGCGAATAAAGTTTTCCATTGCGCGACGACGGTCAGCGTTTTTGACTTTGCGCTGAATCTCAGGTGCTTCGCCACAAATCAGTTCAATTACTTTTGAAGGAATTGAATACTGTGAAAGCAGTCGGGCATCTTTGGTTCCGTCGTTTGAAAGGATAACCATTTTGGCTCGATAGATTTCACCAATCTGATTTAGTTCGTCCTTCGGGATTAGCGAAGCCGACTTGTGGGTTTCAAGAAGTTCTCGATACGAGGATTTGAACTCTTGGTCGATTTCTTTGACTGTGAGCATGTTGCTTTCCTTCCGGTAGTGGTACGCCTAGCAGCATACAGGGCGTCAATAGAAATCACAACTTACCCTATTTGTTCCCCACATCAACTAGATGTAAGGTTCGTCACATGACAAACCAACAAAAATGGAATCTATACCTTTCCGCACTCACCGCTTACGTCGAAAAAAACGGACACGCGCGAGTCCCGGCATCCCACGTCGAAACTCTCGACGACGGGACTGTTCTGAACCTCGGAACATGGGTCGGGTACGTCCGCCAGCGCCAGCGAGCGGGACTCCTCTCACCAGAGCGAACCGAAATCCTCACCGCAACACTCGGATGGCAGTGGGGTCCACTCCCTCCCGGCCCAACAGCGGACATCGAACGAAACCTTGAAATCATGACACTCCGGTCGCAGGGCATTTCACTCCAACGCATTGGCGATCAGTTCGGACTGAGTCGTCAGCGAGTCCACCAGATCGTTCGACTCCACGCGCCAGTCGCATGAGCGACCCAAAGGGCTTCTGGTCGTTTGAGTCAAAGGACTTCTTTGAGCCAAAGGAGTTCAGAGACTTCCAGCCACCCCGTCCCACGGACGACGCTTCGTCGCAGGCAACCAAAGGTTTCTTCGTTGGGCTGGTTGTGCTGATTGTCTTGAGTCTCATTCAGGGTTCCTTGGTGTGGGCAATCTTCAGAATGATCGAGCAGGTTGGATTTATCGACAACACAGGGTTGCCGTGGGGTCCGTTTGTTTCGATCGCTTTGGCTGTGAACTTGATCCGAGTCTTTGACAAGGCTGCGTTCACAAGGAAGTAGGGACAGCGAAGAGGGCCATCTTGCGATGGCCCTCTTCTACCTACCCTACCGGGGATTTTGTTGGTGAAATCTTCACCGTAGATTTTAAAATGCTGAGTGGTTACGACGCTGCCGCGATCTCGCTGTAGCCCTCTAGGACGTGGCAGTGAAGGTCGTAGTCTTCGAACGAGGCGTCGATCCACAGGTGGATAGGTTCGTCGCAGTTTAGGAACTTGCACAGGAACCCGATTCGCATGTGGTCGTCGTTGTGGACCATTGTGAAGTTGACAAGGTGAATGCCGTCGGGGTCGAGCATTGCGATTGCGTTGTCGGAGGCGGCTCGGCTGTAGCCGTTGGTGATGGCTAACGAGTTGAGGGCCTTGATGTCGCGTGTGTCTGAGATTCGGACGTCGGTCATGCTGTCACCTGCACTCCGTCGGCGGTGATGACGCCGGACTCGATGAGTGAGGCAAGGAAATCTTGCAGGTACCATCTGAGGTACTCGCTTCCAACCGGAGCGTCGTAGCCGGGGAGGTCGCGCACGTCGAAGGAATCGTCCTCACCCTGAAAGGGGTCGGTGACGAACCAGTAGTCGCGAGGAGGGTTTATGTCCATGTCGTCGTTCTTGTAGGTGTGGTAGACGCCTACGTCGTTATGACGCATGAACATCTCTGCGGGTATTTGTTGAGTCGTGTAAGGCATTTCTAGTCCAGTCGGTAGTAGGGGTAGTAGTTGTAAGGATACAGGGTGCTAGGTCGAATAACAACCTCGGGAGAAAGAAACCGGGGGGACAACGCCCCCCGGTCAACTCGTCAGTACAGGAACCCGAGGTCGATTGCTGTGGCCCGAACCTGACCGACATACGTCGTCGGTAGTTTCTTTCCACTCGCAACTTTCAGGAGAGCCGCTTCGACGCCTTGTACGGACGCCACCATGTGGATTCCGTTTTTGCGTACCAGCCGAGCGCACTCTTCATCTAGATTCCTGAAGGAAGTATCGTTTCTTCCATCTGTGACGAGACCATCGCAGACCCACACGATCGGCTCACCCTTACGGGCAGACGAGATAGCGAACCGGAGGACAGGGCCATCGACCCCGTTGCCACCGTGTCCTGAGGGAACCTCGGACGCTCGGCGACCGTTCTTGGCGATCACCCACGCGTTCGGGGTGGTCGTGCTGCCGGGTCGGTGCGAGTAGCCGATGATGGTGCAACCGGGGGACGCTTCCATCATCTTTTCGATGTCACCGTTCGACAGACACATCGAACCGGACTGGTCGATGACAACCATGCCACCCTTGCCTCGGACCGTTCGGTCGAAGATTCGACGTTGAGGATCGGTGAGCATTCGGCTCATGTGGCGAGGATTGCGTCCCACGTTCGTGGCGATTCGCTTCCGGCCAAGTCGGCCAGTCATTGTTCGATCTAGAACGACCGACTCATCGAGGATCAGGTCGGCGAACTTTCCACGCCTGCCACGGGCAGCGTCTTTGACGCGTTCCGCTGCTTTCTCATCGGTGGAATCTTCACCGTCACTTTCACTTTCACCTTCCGGTGGGGTGAGGGCTTCGATTGCTGAGTTCAGGAAACGTGCGACCGGCAGGGTGAAGTCGTTGTAGCCCTGCGGAATCTCTTGGTCGCAGTAGTGGACACTTGTGGTCGACCCGAACTTCTTTGCGACTGCTTTGTCGCTCGTTCGACGGGCAGGCTTCGTCCAGTGTGACAGGGCCACTTTTTCGATCTCGCGAACGGCCTTCGCCAGTTCGGGGTCGATGTTGCGGACGCCTCGGAGAAACGATGTGGCACCTTTCGTTCCGGCCATTGCGACGACAGCGGTAGCGAGGGACGTGTAGTCCTTCATCTCTGCTGCTCGTTCGCCCCAGCCACGCTCGGAGCCATCGACTAAAAGGTCGGTGTCGAACCCTGCGGATTTCACCAGCAAGTTCACGCGCATCTCTTCTGATGCTCGGAGAACTTCGATAGGAAGATTCTCTTCCTCTTGGCCGATGTTCGCTGCGAGGGGGGATACCTTCGCGTGCATCATTTCGTGGGCGCGGATTACTCGGTTCGTTTCGTCGCCACCGATGGGGACTCGCATGATGCGTTCGGTAGCGTTGGTCCAAGCGTCACCTCGGACGGCCTGTCCTGCGACCACGTTCCATGCACCGTTTTCGCGGTCGCGGCGCGCCAGCCATTCAGGCATGGCGACACCGCTAGGCGACGTGGGGGCGGTCATAGTGCGACCTCGTTGATGCGAATGGCGTCGAGAATGTCCTCGGCTCGTTCTCCAAAGATCAGACGTGCTGCTCGTTCCGATCCCATCGATCCACGCAACTTGGCGTAGGACTGAAACGCTCGGATTGAGAACCGTCGGCTACGGTCAGCGTCAGCGCTTGCTGCTGCTGCTGCTCGGAGGTCTTCGGGGAGGGCGAGGAGGGCGTTCGGGTGGGGGGTGTTGATCCTAATCGCCACCGGGAACCGATCTTTGAGAGCGGTCGGCAGTTCGGTCATCTGCTCCAAGTTTGTGGTCATCACAACGGAGAACCCATCGCGTGGTCGGATTCGCTTGCCTGTTTCGGGGTGTTCCCACACCGTTGATTCCACGGTGTCGGTCATGGCGAGTAGTAGCGATTCGATGTCGCCGTTGGCTCGGTCGATTTCGTCGATGACGAGGCGACCGCCTGTGAGTCCGTCACCATGCCATGCTTTGATGGCAGCACCGTCGTTCCACTTCCACACGCCTGTGTCGGTCGGCATGAAACAGCCTGTGACGTCTGCGGTGGTCATTTCTTCGGTGCAGGCGAGTCGGTACGCTCCTGCGGTTGTGTCGCCGACTGTGAGGCCAGCGAAGGTCTTGCCAGTTCCGGGCGGTCCAAACAGGATCACGCGGTCGATGCCAGCGGAGAGTACGTCGTAGAACTCTTTCCAGCATTCGGGGAGGTTGTCGGTATTCATGGTGTTCACTTCCGTTAGTAGGGGGTAGTAGGTAGTACTCTATCGTCTGTAGGCGATAGTTCCACCGTGACGTTTGTCACGCTTGGCGGGCTGTAAGGGCTGCAATGAGGATTTGCCCCATCGCCCCAACACTCACGACCGCTGCGTCTGTTTCGACGGCATAGTCGGTCAATGCCCCAAAGGACAGAACAGCGTCGGTCATTAGACCATTGAACTGCTCCTGCATTTCGGGGGTCGGCTCGTAATCCTCTTGCATCGTGAACATAACGAGGCGAAGCAGGTGATCGGCCATTTCGTTGATTTGAGATTCCTTGCATTCCCATGCGAGATTTGCAAAGATTTCGTCGTCGGTCATTGTGATCCTTCGGTAGTAGGGGTAGTGAGTAACAGGCTACAGGCAACTGCCACGAATCACAACCTGTGCGAAACGTGACAGTTGCCACACCGATCTGTCAGGACCGCGAACCGGCCACACCGTCACCGTACACACGAACCTGTGTGCTGTAGGTCACGGTCATCACCTTCTCGGCGATCTGATCTTCGATCAGTCCGACCTCACAGGCAGCGTTCCACGCCTTAGCGTCGATCACAGCCTTCACAACACGGTCGAACGTCTCTACGGCCAGCAGGTCCGATGCGAGAGCCGCGTCGTACTTCTTGGACGGTCGAACCTCGACAGCAATGCGAACGCCATCAGACGTTTCGACATAGGGGAGATTCGCATCTTCCATGAGAGCGACAAACTCGGCCTCGGCAGCCTTCTTGGCAAGGTCAGCGTCCTGTGCAGCCTTTCTCGCTGCCAGCACCGCCTCGGTTGCGTCGTACAGTTTTGCTGGGTCCATGTGGACTCCTTCGGTAGTAGGTGTAACTAACAAGGACCACTATACAGGGGCCAACTACAACTTCCACCGTGTCATTTGTCACACGCAACGAGGTTGGTATTTGCCCCCCACCCCGGTATCGTTCTTTCTATGCCTACTACAACTATCACAGTCACCGACGAACTCCACGAAGCCCTACTAATAGCAGCCTCAATGGTGGACGACGTAATCGCAGTCCTAGACCTCAGAGCAATGCCCTACCACGGTGAGGCTCTCGGAGACGTACGCGACCTACTCAACATGATCGCCAGCGGCGACCTCGCCGCAATCACCAACGGAACCACACAGGAGGTGACACAATGACCACCCCAATCTGCCCCCGATGCCTCGGACCCATTCCAAACGCATGGACCCCCGGCCACTACCCCGGCGCGCTCTCACGCACCGACAACCGGACAGAGATTTGCTCCGACTGCGGAACAGAAGAAGCACTCGAACAAGTGTTCGGCGACGGACTCCGACCGAGGGAAGCGTGGCCCGCCTAACGGCGGGTCACCACCCACCCCCACGCGAGCGGGAGGCCCCGCACCGGTTATCCACAGCCTGTGCATAACGCGCGGCGCCAGCCCCGCTGAGCGAAGCGAAGCGGCGGGACTTTCATCTTCTTACCGCTAATGACTTTGCTGCCAGCGGCAGCGGGACTGTTCTCTTCTGTAGTTAGAGTCAGCCGAAATCGACACCGTAAGGTTATTAGAGACTGGCAAGGCTCTCCTGCCGGGTTGAGGGGGTCAGTCCCCCTCCCCGATCTTCAGTCGATCCCGTAGTTCGGCGTAGAGCCGATTGTCGAGGCCTTGCTCGTCTTCGTTGAGGGTGCGCCATTCGTCGCCTAGCGTGGCGTTCGGGTCGTAGACAGGTCCATCGAACAGTAGGCCATCGCCTTCGATGTCCACGTTCCAAACGGTTTTGCCGTCATGGACCTCTGCCCACACGATGTAGTGGTATTGGACGGGGTGCATAGTCACATTCTCTTTCTGAGTGATGGATCGAGAACGCCTTCGAGGGTCTCTAAGTGAGTACCTTCGGGCGAGACCATCTGATAGAAACTGTCCATCGCTGATTCGATGGTTTCGGTGTCGATGTCATCATCGTAGACAGTCAGGACGTAGCATTCGCTTGCGTCGATAATCGTGCCGGTTCCGGGGTGACAGATAAGTACGGTCACGGGAATCTCCTTACGGGTAGTAGGTGTATAGAGACAGCATACAGGGGGGTCGCGAGAATCACAACCCCCCTGTACAGATTCAGCCGAGCGTTGCGACGGGCCACGCGGTAATCATGCCGTAGTGGATCGTCACGCCAGCAAACTTGTCATCATGGAAGATTGCCGTGGTGTGATTCCGTGGCTCGCAAGGAAGTGTTGCTAGTTCAGCCTTCGCATCTTTCAGACGCTTGTGCGTCGATCGTGATGAGAATACGCGGCCATCTTCCAACGTGTATTCGATGGGGAATGTCCATTCGTTTCCTGCCGAGTAACGGGCAGGGTGCTTGTAGATGTCACCTGTAGGGGTGATCTTCACAATCCTGATGTCGCCATTCATGAGCGACCTTTCCGTAGTAGGGGTAGTGACCAACACTCTATAGGGGACAGCAGCGAATACCAACCTCCACACCTTGTGACAAGTGTCACGGTGGAAAACGGTCCTGACCCCGGTAAGGTGTACCTTGTAAGTCACCTACTACCGAAAGGAACCGAATGGGATACAACAACCTCTTCGACCTTGCGTCAGAGACCAACATCGAAACAGCAGTTTCGTGGCATCTGAAAGCAAACTGTTACCCACCCGTCCCCGACGTGATGATCCCCATCTGCGTCCAAGCAATCGACCACGCATTCTGCGAAGAAGGCAATCAGTACATCGACCTTCCCGAAGGTGTTCTGTACAAGGGCGACACAAGCGCCCCAGCGTGGGCCATCGTCGAAAACTATCGACTCCACGCCATCATTGACAGTTGGAACGAGGCGGACGACTGATGGCATCTAAGCACCCAACTAACGAAGATTGCGACGGGTTCGCTGACTTTGAGCGATGCGAAGAATGCGAGCAGAAACTTTGCGACTGCGAAGTCGCCTACGGTCACGACTGCGAAGCCTGACCCGAACGAACCGGCCCCCGCTACGGCGGGGGCCTTTCGCGTCCACCCGCATCATGACATCATGACATCACAGCCGCGGCAGCCCCGCCGAACGAAGTGAGGCGGCGGGACTATCAGCCTGTAAAGTGTCTGCATGAGTGAAACGAATCGGGCGGGGCTACCGCCGTTATACGTCTGTGACATCTGTGGCTGTGCGTTGCGACCCGATCAGCCGGGCGTCTGGCGCCGCGTGAACGGTTGGGTGCAGAACCGCAAGTCCGGCGGAGCGAACCACATCGCGTTCCCCGAACCGGAGCCGGGTCTTCTGTGCAACACTTGCATGGATTACAAAAAGTTGCGTCCATCGTTAGATCAGGACAGTCTGTTCTGACCCCCGGCTGGTACGGGGGATCAGGTCAGAAATGATCCAATGACATAACGCGGGCGTTCGCGGGAGCCTTGATCTCATGAATGAGAGTGTCCGAAATCTCTACCGTAGTGGTAGTTAGTTCCGGTTGCAGGGCGACCCGGTGCTGTTCGACCCATCGTTCACCGTCTCCTGAGATTGGGGTGACGCGGAAGTCGAGGTGGCCGTATCGGTTTCGAGCCTCCAGTACGCGAACCGTGAACGTTAGGGTGTCCACGGTCATGCTGCCGGTTCGATCGTTGTAAATGCTGAGGTCAGTTTTCACTTTTCCTCCTTTCAGGTGCTAGTAGGTGTAGGTAGCAGGCTACCGGGGTTTTCCACAGGACACAACCTCGCCTGTGGATTATTCTCGTGACTTGCGACACAACGAAAACAACCCCCCACTAGGGGGGGCTGTTTCGATCTAGCCGAAGGTCAGAAGTACTTGCGGAAACAGACCGGGCCGATGCCGCGATCTCGCGATTCCTCGTTGTCTAGTTCGGCACCACAACAGGCGCAGTACACAAGGATCGAGCCGTCCCAGCCTTCGCGTTGGGTCTTGCCGTACTCGGCAGCCTTTGCAGGGGTCAGGGCATCTTCGGGGGTGAGAGTGTTCACGATACCCGGCGCGTATTCCCAGCGTCCACGACCGCCACCGGGGGTGAGGGTCTTGGCGTACAGGTTGCCACGGGCGGACAGGACGACCTTGTGGACCTTCGCCGACTGAGCGTCGCCTGTGATGTAGAGACCCTGTGTGACCGCGGGGGCCGCTGTGGCGCGACGGGTGAGGGTCTTGCGGGTCTTGGCCTCTTCGATAAGGTCTGAGGCTTCACGCCTGCCGAGCGTGAGGGTGCCGTTGCGGACCGCTTCGACCTCGTGGGCGGGGTGAGCGATTGCTTCCCATAGGGATAGCAGATACGCGACCTGTTTGTCGGTTGCTTGGGTGACCATCGGAATCCTCCGGTTAGGTAGTAGGTAACTGCAGCGTACAGGGGTCAGCGCCAGATTCCACCGTGACATCTGTCACACACACTTATCCCCAGCCTGTGGATAACTCACCCCCATTCCGCCTGTGGATAAACCTGTGGATAACCTCGCGCGCGCGCGCCAGCCCCGCAGACCCGCACAAACGCCAACAGCCCCGCAGCGCAAACTGGGGGCCGGGGCTAACAACCTGAAAGGGGCTAAAAGTTAGGGGGAAGATTGGGGGCGGGACTAACCAGCCGAAAGGCTGCGGGACTGCCTCCCCAACCAGAGCGAGGGGGCGAAATCGATACCGTAAGGTTATTACAGCAATAGGGGGGGTCCCCGAGGGGTGAAGGGCCGGTCAGCCCTCCACCTCCTCTCGCCGTGCCACTACTTCTTCGGCGGTCCAGTTCTTCCCGTCGTTGTAGTCGAGAAAGAGACTGTCAGCCGTGAGTCGTTCTAGGTGCCGTTCTGTTAGCCCCACGGTTCGCCCGTGGCTAGTCGAGCGGGCGAGAACTGCAGGGCCGACCAACTGTCGGCCGGTCAGATAACTGGCCAGCAGATTGATCGAAAAGTCCGACCGGTAGAGGCCCTCTTCGTTCACCCATACGTCGGCGGTGAAGCCGAGAACCTTAGGGTTAGGGGTGACGCACTCTACAAGTCCGTCTACGAGTAACTGCAGGGTGGCTAGCGTGTCGGTGCCGGTGTCGGTGACCAACGCGTAGCCGGTTGGTTCGATAACTACGAACGTGTCGCTCATTGTGAGCCTTTCGGGTAGTGGCCCCCCGGCGAACCGGGGGGCCGGGTTAGGTTAGGACCGGACGCCTAGCGGGCTAATCGAGCGAACCTCGTTATTGGCGAGGTCGATCATTGCCTGCAGGTCGGAAAGTGTCCACCCTTCGTGCTCCGTCGTGATGACGTAGTCGTCGGGTCCCACTTCGCCCCATAGCGGGTAAAAGTAAAGCGCGGGCGCGCACCTGCGGACATACTGCTCAGCGGCGTCGAGAAGAGTGTCGAACTCTTCGGTGCCTACTGCGTAGGAGTATCCACCCCATACGTTGTATTCGGTCATTGTTGCCTCCCTTCGATCTCTATTGGATAACTGCACCCTATAGGCGGTAAGGGTGAATACCAACCTCGCCGAGTGTGAAAAATGTCACGGTGGAAAACGCGACTGCCCCCTGTAGGGTGTAACCATCACCTACTACCCCGAAAGGGTCACTATGAGATACACCGTCTACGGCGGAGAAAAGTACGGGTGGATCACCCGACACTTCGACTCGCTCATCGAAGCGGCCACGGAATACGTCCACCGCTCCAGTTCACTCGCCACCCGATACCCCGGCTGGGGTGCAGGTGCAGCGGACGACCACTACGTTCTCATGAACGAAAACCAGTGGTACACCGTGAAGGACTTGCGAACGGTCGTGAATGGCACGTTCGGGTATTACTCGTAAGGAGAGGGTCCCCGGTTCGCCGGGGACCTACTTATCCACACCCCTGTGGATAACTCTTGGGACAGCCCCGGCGCCCACACCTCTTTGTGGAAAACGCGTGTCAGCCCCGGAGCCGTTAGGCGACGGCGGGGCTATCGAACTGTTCGCGAAACTGGAAGTAGGAGTGCAGCGGCAGCGGGGCTGTCGTCGGTCGAGCCGAAATCGACACCGTAGGTTTATTAGAACTAGGGGTGGGTGGGGTTCCCCGTGGGGTGAGGCTCCCCCGCGGCGGATCGGGGGAGCCTCAGGTCGAGCGACTGTGACTTTCGTCACTCGTCGTCGGGCTGACTTTCGTCGTCCTGTTGTTCTTGCTCTTCCTGCTCACGCTTAGCCTTCATTTCGGCTTGGTAGCAGAGCAAGTTGTGGATTGATTCGACACTTTGAGAGTTCACGGTTTCTCCTTTCCGGGGAGTGTAGCGGGTGGGGGCCTAAGCGCCCCCCCCCGTGGGGGGGGCGCTAGGGCTAGGTGTCACCATTCATCGAATGGATCATCTTCGTACTGGTCGGGATCATTAGCGGCCGTCCGCGGGTCGCGGTAGTCGTGATCCTCCCAGTAGTACATCTCCATCTCGTACTTACCGGATTCGTGATCCTCTTCGATCTCTTCCTCTTCGTAGTACTCGTCGTGTTCGTAGGGCTTCATTTGGCACCTCCTTCCGCCGTAGTTCCTTATGCCTTACAGGCTACCGGGGACACAACCTAGTTCCACCGTGACTCTTGTCACACGCCGAACCGGCCCCAAACTGTGACGCCGGTCACACTCGACCCCGCCTGTGGAAAACCTGTGGACAAGTTACCCACAGCCTGTGGAAAAAGGTGTGGATAACTTTATCCACAGGACTCGACCTCACCTGTGGATAACTTTTCCCCAACCTGTGGATAAACCTGTGGAAAACGCGCGCCAGCCCCGGAGCCGTCAGGCGACGGCGGGGCTAATCAGTCGAAATCGCCACCGTAGAATAAATAGAACAACACGACAGTCCCGCTGTTCTCCTCAAGCGAGGCGCGCACCCGGAAAGGGCGATGACCCCCGGGGGCGGAATCCCGGGGGTCATCGTTCGCTCAACCCTTGCGGGGAGCGCCCCCCCGGGGGCGGAATCCCGGGGGAGAAGATCGAGGGTGGCCCCCCGGACGAACCGGGGGGCCGTGGATCAAACCGTGATCCGAAGCGGTTCCCCGTAGTTCTGTGTCCGAAGAACCTTCAGGGCGTCCTCTTCGTTGCCGACGAATCCGCCGACCCGGACGTTGTTCTCGTCGAACACGGTCCAAACCACGCCGAAACCTAGTGCAAGGTCTTCGTCGCGTTCGGTCTGTGCCGACCACTTCGTCCCTCCGTGAAAGAGTGCTGTAGTCATTGTTCCCTCCTCTCCGCCTGTCGTTGTTAGGTACACCCTACCGGGGTCACAACCTAATTCCACCGTGACTCTTGTCACATCGGTTGCGGCCCGAAAGTGTGACGCCCGTCACAGAACACCTGTTCGATGGACAATGTGACCGACGTCACACGAACACACGTTCGATCCACCTGTGACGAATGTCACCGAACACTTGTTCGACCTGTGACCGACGTCACCGAACACCTGTTCGACGTAGTTATCCACAAGGTGTGGAAAACCTGTGGACAACTTATCCACAGCATGGGGACAAACCTGTGGAAAACCTTATCCACAACCGCCTGTGGATAACTCGCCACCAGCCCCGCAGTCGACAGACTGGGGCGGGGCTAACAAACGCGAAATCGCCACCGTATGATAAATAGACCCAGAACGGGGCCGGGGCTGTCCTTCTCAATCGCCGAAAGAACAAGGTGAAGCGAAGGCCCCCTCGCGGCGGATCGAGGGGGCCTCGCTAGGGCGGCACCCGTGGCGGGCGCTAACGGGTGCCGCGTACTTGGCGGTGCCGGGATTCTGTTGCCACGTTCCCGGCGACGCCGACGCTCAGTCGGTAGTGGAATGGATCACAACCATTCAGCGAGATCACCGTCCGCGATCTCGTTGTAGTCGAGGTCCTCGGAATCGGCGATCGCCTGCCAAACGTCCTCTTCTTCGAGGCGCCCGGTCCGTTCGACTGATTCCCAGTCGACGTGATCCTGCCATGTTCCTGCCATGTTCACCTCCCTCCGCCGTTGTCGTTCATAGTTGTACCCTACCGGGGTCAAGGACGAATTCCACTGTGAATTCCGTCACACGGGTTGCGGCCCCAAACGTGACGCGCGTCACACGAACACTTGTTCGATTCGCAGTGTGACCGAGGTCACCGAACGCGTGTTCGAGCGGTTGTCCACAGCCTGTGGATAACCTGTGGATAAGTTTTCCACACCCTGTGGATGAACTTGTGGATAAAGTTATCCCCACCCGCTTGTGGATAACTTTCGCAGCAGCCCCGGAGCCGAAAGGCGAAGGCGGGACTGATCTGTTCGACCAATAAATTGCGAAATCGCCACCGTAGGATAAATAGAGACAGATCCCAGCGGGACTGGGGAGTGGGCCATCG